CACAATACCTAAGAACCCTATGGTAAGCAAGGTAAAAGGGGATAATGGGGAATTCTGGTTACTACATGAACAAAGTACTGGTGAAGCAGAGGTAATTGCTTCATTCTAACCAAAAAAGAGGGAAAGGAAACTCTCCTTTCCTTCTTCTGATCAAGGAATTAATAGATTTAAATACTCTCTTTCCATTAATACAACATCATGAAAAAGCAATACAACAAGGAAAAATGCAGACAAAAAGTCAGGGCAATACTAAAAGATAAATACGGGAATACCATAATACTAATGGGAAAACATGCTTTTAACTGGGAAATTGTCAAAGAAACCAATGGAAGGATAATAATAACATCCTATCCATCCAGGATAGAAGCTTTAAAAGCATTAAGGAACTTAAAATAGTAATACAATGTGTTTAAAATTGGCAAGAATAAAGACCTTAGTCAAGCCACTTACAGTATACAAAGTAATAATACCATCATCATTAGGGGGATATTGTACTCTCTATACACAAACAGAATTACCTTCCCAACTTGAGGGGTATAAACTTAAGGCAGAGGGGGCACTATTACTGCAAAATGGAAATTATATAGGAAAGGGTATAATACATGCATATTCCACGCTTACTCAGGCAAAAAATAGTATGGTATGCCGCTTCATCCCATATCCCTTTGCATATGAAATATGGAGATGCACTATAGATAGAAATGAATTAGTATACTTATCAGATACAAGGGGTGCTGTAGGAGCAAAAGAAATAACATTCAACCAAAGAATAGTACGACATGATGGAGCCATTTTGTAAAAGAATAATCTCATGGATTTCCTTAGCAGGAATTCTGTTCTACATGTGTAGTATAGATGATATTTATGACAAGGGATATTTTGCAGGAGCAACTCTGGTAGTATTAATACTATTACTACTGCTCAGGTATACATGGAAATCAGGTACCAACAATAAAGACCCACAAAAATGAACACAATAAAAATAGCATTTGTAAATAAGCAAAACAGGCAAATAACAGGGAAATCTTACTGGTTCCTAAATGATTATCCTGACCTTAAGATTAATGATATAATTTCCTCCCCTGATTACAAAGATTTACTAAGGGTACTCTGGGTAGAGAATTCTGCCAGGCCCACAAGGGATGGGCATGTATTAAAAGTCCTGAACATAAAAAGAATAAATAAAAGGCCTGTACATTTAACATCAGAAGATAATAAAAAATTGGACATACTGGAGCTACAGGCACATATCTACATAGATGATTATATCAATACATATACCAACCATGAAAGTATATTAGTTGTGACTACAGGTAATGTAAGCTATACTTATGGCAGGCATATAAATAAAGATAAGTTCTTTAAGATATTAGAAACCCATAAATTCTTCTACCGTCATATCTATATTACTGCAAGGGCCAAAAAAACAGGTGAAGCTATGCTAAGATTATATAAATTAACATCAGGATAAACACGATGATAGTAAAATCACTATACCACAGCAAATCAACAAGGGACCAATTAGTATACAAGATACTAAAGTATAATCCTGATGGCAGGACCTATACTACTCCTGTTACTAATACTCCATTGGATGAAAGACCTTATTATGGGATGCATCTGGTTGCATTAGGTGATGTTACACCAAAAAGATATGTATTAGAACAAGAAGAATTATTTACAATAAGGGAGGGTGTAATACATACTTATACCTCCCTTAAAGGGGCTTTAGAAGGATCAAAGTTCATAAGCAATAGTGAAATCTATGAAGCCATAGTACCGAGGATGACTCCTTACTACTTATCCTATAAGGGTAATTCAATAGGGGCATCATACATCATCTTTACAGGAATCTGTAAGAAGTTTTATTTTCAGGAATCATACAAATTATTACATCATGAATCAAATTGGTAAGGACAGATTTATAAGAGTTGACTCTGATATTGAGCCATTAAATACAAAAGAAGAAAAGATAGTACCAGACAATGCAGGACAGTATATGGTTCTATTAGAACAATTATGCTCTCTTTATAAGGAGTGTGCTTCACCTGATCTATCCAATAAGATAATATGTGAGGACAAGGAAGACATGAAATCATCAAAGTTATCATGCAGGGATAGTAGTAAGTAGGCCCGGACACTTCTAAGATAAGAATACAGTTAGTATAAAGCACAAACAAGATAATTAAACTAAAAGATGGAAAAGAATAATATTTCTGCTTCAATTGAAGCATATATAAAGGAAACATATAATGTACAGGTAGGTGACACTATTGAGTATGAGGGGTCTATGGTTACAATCATAGAAGTACTTGCATACAGTAATGGAAATATGTTTATTACTCTGGAGGGTAATGGATATTCCAGATATGTAACTGAAACCACCTTTACAAAGGGGATGGGATTGCCTGCACCTGTTAGGGAAGAATTCTGGATTGCAAGGGATTGTATTGGCCTTGCATTATGTTTGGAAGAGCCCGAATTTAATATGGGTGTACTAACTGGCAGTACAATGGTTTATATACCTGATAGCCTGTTCCCTGAAATCAGGATGTATGAGAAAAGAAAAGTCAGAGCAACAACTATAACAATTTAAAAACATATAAGATGGACAAGAAAATAGCACCATATCTTGCATATGGTATAGTAGTATATGACCGTAGTAATGATGATTATGAGGAAGTAAATTCATCAACATTAAGGGTAGGTTATGATGGTATATGTTCTGTAATGGCAAGCCCTGAACCTATACCTTTATTATATTCACCTTCCTGCATAGGGGATACAATAGAGACTTCTTATGGTAAGGAAATACCCATACTGGAGTTATTTAAAATACACTTTGGATTAGAGGCTGGAAAGACATGTTGGAGAAAGGATATTACCATAAAGCATCTGTAAAGGAGATTATAGAACATTTTAAAGGCAAAACAAACAATGAAAGAGGAACTTAATACACTAACTACTGATAATTTGAATAAGTATCTTTTATCAGTAATACCACAAACAGAACAGGATAGAGTATTTAATCAGGACAAATGTGATATAAACCATAACTTCCTTGGATTTATAGATACCTATTATCATCTCAGCAGGATTATCCCTGAGGATTATACTATAATAGATTTTGGAGCTGCCTATAATGCCCAATCATACTTCTTTGTAAACCATAGCAGATATATAGCTGTAACACCCCTTGTTAAAGAGACATTCAAGCCTGATAACTGTACAGTATATAAATTAACTACTGGAGAATTCCTGTCACAGGTAGATTATCCTAAAGATAAAGTATTTGCAATATGTAATTATGTACCCAGATGGTTTAATGAGGACAGTATTAAACTTGTCAAAGAACACTTCAGAAATTGTTACTGCTTTTACCCACAATAAAAATAATAGTTATGTTTAGGAAATTATATGATAAAATATTCAGACAAAGGAGGTTAAAGAGGGCAGAGAGATTAGCACAATATGTCCATTGCATGAAAGAACTAAAGAAGAGTGATAAGATAAGTACTCCTGTTGCCGGGGATACAGAAAGAGTGTTGCACATGCTTTACCTCAAAGGAATTGAATATGAAATGAATATCTCCTCATTAGGAAGATGTACAATTGCTATTAATCTTGATTGCCAGTGTGCTGGAATCATGAAAGATGTGGTCAGATTAACCATAGCAGGGATCATACACTCATTTCATTTCTCACCTGATCTGACTGATGATAATAGTATGTATTTGGTTATAAACTAAATAGGAAAATATGGGAAAGAATAAAGATAGTATGCTAGGATTTGCAACATTTAAAGAAGACCTTACATACAGGCAGAATGATAATGTGGTGAAGATCAGTGCAGGAAAGGAATATAGTGATCCAGGAGTTATATCAGGTGATAGGTGGTTCTATGCGTATCCCAGTTCTCTGCATGTACTGCTTGGTAGTGGAAGTATCAGGAACAGGTATTTTCTGGTAGAGCTGAATGGATATGTAGAAGAGGTACAGAATACCCACCTGATACGGGGAAGCCATATGAAGGTTATTAAAGAACTTGATATACCCCAATTAGTAGCAGCCAGATGGGAACAGGTCAATGAATCAATAAGAGCAAATAATAAACATGATACATCAGGTGCGAGTGGTATATTCTGCAATGGAAGGGCATGTAATCCTGTCGAATATATAACTGATGGGCCGGAATATGGGGAAATTGCTACTATTGGTACATTTAATAAGGGCCTTAAAATCTGCCGTGGGGATGTGGAATTACTAATACATGAATCATGCCAGTACAGTGATATGTACATAACATCCCATAGTAATGTCCTGGTAATGTCTGGGCGCAGGCATATGGCTACTATAATCAGTGATAATAGTACTATTATCTGTGATGCAAAGGAATCATATATTGGTAGTATGTCCCCATGCAGGGCATATATAACAGGAAAGGACAATATGATTTCTATATACAGAGGTAGTGGTAGTATGGTATATTTAGGTGATAGAAATCTATGTCAGCTCTATGGGAATAATAATTATGTATTTCCGGGACATGACTCCAAGATCAGGTATCATGTATATAATAGACCAGGAATACCTATCTCTGTAGGAGAGGTTATATCCGGAAAGCATATATGTGCAAATACCTGGTACAGGATATGTGATGGGGATATAACAGAAGAATCACCATATTAGTAGTAAATTAAAGTTAACCATTGTTAATACATTAGCTATGAGAAATTCTAAAGTAGATGAAGATGGTATGTATCCTGTCAGATATTATACCAATGCAAGCAGGAAAGCTGTAAAAGCATTAATGAGATCATACGTAAATACTTTTAGTACAGGATCAGAAATATGTGAAGAAATATATGAGAACAAAATTACTAAGAAAACTAAGAAAAATAGCAAGAAAGAGCTATAATATAAGTATCTACAAACCAGTGCATGGGGATGTAGGATGCATTGTATCATCACGTGAGTATCCTTCCCTGTATGAAACAGGTAGTATTAAGGATGCACCTGATATGAAAGATGAGATTGTAAGAGAAATTATTATTAGAAAGGTAGCAGATATGAGAATAATACAATTACTAAAAGAGAAATAACATGGAGAAATCACCTGATTATATAGATAGCCTGAAGGGGGTTCTGAATAGTACCCCTCCGAAAACAGGCATTTTCATTGGATTCCAGAATTGCAGGGTAATTAGTAAGGTAGCTGAAGAATTTATCATATATGGATATGATGAGTTCGTGAGGAGGGCTGGTATTAGAGACAATTACCTGTTCTTTACATTACTAAGTGGAAACTCTATTACATACCATAAAATAACAAATAGTAATGAATACTTAGACTTCTTTGCGCATACTGCCCTGTCATGTGATAAAGATGCAACTAGTTGTGCTATGCAGATAAATATCTATCATTATATAATGCTGATTGGCATGACAGGAGAGCAGCGCAACCTTAGAGATATATTAGTAACAATTGGTAGTAGTGTAGCTAGTCATTCGTATAAGAGTATTGATTATTTTCATGTACTAATACCAATAGGCCTTGCACGAATACCAAGGATACAGGCTGAGACCAGACAATACTGTAATGCTATATTCCCTGCCCATATTGAAGAGATACCAGATATGGTCGCCAGACAGATAAGAGCTATAATATAATCCTGATAATATGAATACAGAAACTAAGAATAAGATTGGAAGAATTCTGACTTGTGCAGAGGTTGTAACAACCTTGGTACTGATACTTATACTATTGGTCAGATACTGGGATGTGCCTGATAGGGCTAAAGCCAATAGCAGGGAAATTATTATAGACACTACCAGTGTATGTGTAAAGTTATTAACACCTGATTTCCTTCTTGAGGATACAATAGGTAATAACTTGTACAAAGCACTGGTACATTTTGGAATAGAGTGCCCTGAAATTGTACAAGCACAGGCAATACTTGAAACAGGAAATTACAGATCAAGGATATTCAGAGAATATAATAATTTGTTTGGATTATACAATTCAAGAGTATCAGATTACTATAGATATGATCATTGGTCTGAGTCAGTCGTGGCATACAAGATACTAATCCAAAGTAAGTATAACCCTCTGGAGGATTACTATGATTTTCTGGAGAGGATAGGGTATACAGAAGATACAGAATATTGTAACAAATTACGTAAAATAGTTAAATATGAAACTAACAAATAGACAACTTGAGGCTATTACTAATCATGTTAGTAGCCGTATAAACTCTGAAAGAACAAGGATGGTCAGAGAGTTCACTGAGAATCACAATTTTGAAGCAAATGCAGTATTTGCTAAAGCAATGTTATTAGCTAGGGAAGCAGAAGAGTTAAGGAACAGGATAGAGGGTTTTCTGGAGGAAAATCAACTTAGTAGTAGACTATCAACATTTTCATTCCTACAGTATGACAGCAAAGAGGTAGAAAAGTTGCTCAAGCGCCATATTGCTGTAATGCGTCTGCCAGTGTATGGTTCATACAACATTAGTAATGAATTAGTAATTGAGCTTATTAATAATACACTGGACGAGGCCATTGAGAAGATAGTTAATAAATATACAAAATGGAATGAACAGGAATGTAATTCAGAAGAAAGCAGTACAACTGATTGACCAAAGTAATGTGGTAGCCCTTAAATGGGCTACTGGTGCTGGTAAAAGTAAAGCTGCCCTTATGATGGTTGATTATATCAGTAAGAAGAAAATTACTGATCATAAGCTGGAAATACTTATATGTGTTGCTGAGAATGCACACAAGCAAAACTGGACGGATGAAATCCACAAACATGGGTTTACTAAACTATTCAACTTTACTATAGAATGTTATGCCTCATTAAAGAAGTATAAATATTCATCCTGGGATGTTATAATCTTTGATGAGGCACATCATCTTGGTACATCCCTGAGATTAGATATTATTGATTATATCATAGCAAGGTATACAATTCTTTTGTCTGCTACTATATCAGATAATAAAATATGTGATATAAGTGACAAGTTTGGTACTGTTGCAGTAGATATTGTTACACTTGAGGATGTAATAGAATGGGATATACTTCCTGAACCAGAGGTTATACTGATTCCTATGGAGCTTGATAATACTACCTGTGACTGTACTATTGTCGAATCATGGGGCAGTGCAAAGAAGAGAGTAAGGTATGAGTGTGAGTTTAAGGACAGGTGGACTTATTGTGCACATAGGGACAAGTATCCTGATGTAGAGTTGACTATAAAATGTACACAACATCAGAAGTACATGTATCTGTGTAGCCAGGTTGACTACTGGAGAACAAGATATATCCGTAGAAGAGAGGAATTTGCAAAGAATAAATGGATGTTATGTGGCAGTGAGAGAAAAAGATTTATTGGTGATTTGAAAACTTCCATAGCAATGCACCTTGTGAGTAGTATAAAACAGAGATTTATATGTTTTTGCTCAAGTATTGGACAGGCTAACCTTATAGGAGGTAATAATGAAGTGTTGCATCATAAACTGAATAAAGGTATTATATGTAACAGGATAAATAAGTTTAATACAGGGGAGCTGAATAGGCTATTTGCTGTTGGTATGCTACAGGAAGGTCAGAATCTTAGAAATATTGAAGCAGGTGTTATAATACAGCTTGATGGTAAGGAAGGAAAGTTTATACAAAAGCTCGGAAGGACACTAAGGTCTAAGGAGAAGCCCAAAGTGTATATATTGTATTATAAGAATACAGTAGATACTACCTACCTACAGCATGTTTATAATAGTGTGCCACATAACTGTGTTACTGAAGCTCCTGTTGAATTATTTAAACAAAGATAAGTTATGAATATATGCTTAGATGAAAATGCCATTGCAAGGCATAACACTTCACTAGGTCAGATATTACTATTGATAGCTATCAGTAATGATATTGATCTTGAAAAGGAAAGGGAGGCCCTTATAGATGAGGGCCTAATTACAGCTAAATATAATAAGGATTATGTACCTTCCGGGTGGAAGATAACAAATAAAGGAGATATGATGGTTGCATCTGTTGTATTGGACTCTGAAAGATATAAACATCAGCCTGACAGGTTAGTCAATCTTGCTGTACAGCTTAAAGCAATCTATCCTGAAGGTAAGAAGGAGGATACAAATTATTACTGGGCAGAGGGAAAGGCTTTAATTGTCAGAAGGCTTAAAGCTTTCTTTAAGAAATATGGTGATGATTTCACAGATGAGCAAATCATAGATGCTACCAGGAAATATGTGGAAGGGTTCAAGGGATCATATAAATACATGAAGCTACTGAAGTACTTCATATTTAAGGAGAAGATTGGGGCAGATGGTAGTATTGAGAGTGAATCAGAGTTACTTAATTGTATTGAAAATGGTGTACCTGAGGGTTCACTATCTGATCAATGGACATCTGAATTGAGCTGATATGTTGTATGACAAAGTAATAGATAGCCTTAAAAAAAGAAGGGATAGGGCACTAAATGGATTATATAATTGTATACCCATGCCATTTCAGAGGTTCAGGGAGCATATCCCCGGCATTGAGAAGGGTAAGTTTATTGTTATTACTGCTAATCAGAAGGTAAAAGCTAATTAATTCACTTATTCTATTGTAGATTTTGAAATTTTGTTTTATGTTTGCAGTAACAAATATGGAATATTATGGAGAAAGTCACAAAAGAATTATTAAAAGTATCTGGTATTTATTGTATAGAAAATAGAATCAATCATAAGACTTATATAGGAAGTTCAAAGAACCTCTATCGAAGGTTATTAAAACATTTTGCCTTATTGAGGCATAATAAGCATGAAAACGCTTATTTACAAAATGCTTGGAACAAGTATGGAGAGGATAATTTTGAATGGATTATTATAGAAAAATGTGATAGTTCTATATTAACTGAAAGAGAACAATATTGTATTGATTTATTTGGAGCAGAATATAATATCACAAGAAAAGTTGAGAGAAATATTTTATCCAAAGAATCAAGAATAAAACAAGGAGAAACAAGAAGGAGATTACATAAAGAAGGTAAACTGGAATGGAACTTTAATCCAATACCTGTTTATGTATATAATCTTGATGGAGAGCTACTGTTTATGAATCCTGCTGGATTGAAGGATACCGCAAGCAAACTAAATATAGCCCCATCAAGTATTTGCAGAGTTCTTAATGGAACATATCAACAGTGTAAAGGATACAGATTTTCTTATGCCCTTGAGGTACTATCTCCTTTGATTATTAATTCAGTTAAACAAAATACCAAATATGAGAATTATAGGCACTGCCGTGTAGTAGAGTAATCTGCTATATTATAACACCTGAATATCCTCGGAAGCTAAGTACAGTAATGTATATGCCAACTTGAGGAGGCATAGGCTATAGAAGGAAACTTTTATGAAGTAGGCATTCTATAGATTCAGCCCCAGAGACTAAATGCAGGTGCATCCTATTAGACTATAGGATGAAGACATAGTCCAGACCACAAACAAAGGATGATAACCAGGAATACTAAGGTTATCCTAAGACTTGAAGGAATATTGGTGAGAATCACCAAGAGTCCTTTGGTAGTGAAAACTATAGTGGTAAGAGGTAAATCAAAGCTATGTGATTATTTGTTTGTATATGAACCACTGTTCTTCATGATGGAACATCCGGAGGTCAAAACAAAGGTACTATATTTTACACTGGAAATATCTCCTGAAGAAAAGTATAATGAGTTCCTTTGTCACCTCCTGTACAGGCTGGATGGTATAAGGGTGTCTACAAAAGACCTTAAGAGTGTGGATAAGGAACATCCTATTGATGATAACATATTTGCACTGCTTGATTCTGAAAGGTATCAGGAGTATATAAGGTTGTTTGAGGATACAGTAGAGTTTATAAGTACAGAGAAAAATCCAACTGGCATAAACAAGTATTGCAGAGAATATGCACTGAACCATGGTCATCTTAACTTTAGGACCATTACCAGAAATGACCCATTAACAGGTAACCCTGTGAAAGCAGATGTACTGGATACAACTAATCCATATACACCAGATGACCCTGAAGAATATGTGATTGTTATTGTAGATAATGCATCAAACCTTGCTTCTGAAAGTGGGAAGAATAAAATGGAGACTATTGACAAGATGAGTAAATATGGCATAACACTCAGGAATCAACTGGGATTTGTATTTGTTCTGATACAGCATCAGGCACAGTCACAGGAAGGTATTGAGAACTTTAAACTGGGCAGATTAAGGCCAACTTCTGATGGGCTGGCTGATTGTAAGACCACTACAAGAGATAAGGTATCTTATACAAGAGTATATTTGCATATATCAATTATTTTACTTATCTTTGTGCCGTAACTAAAAACATAAAATTATGGATTTACAAAGACTAGTAGAATTAAATGGAGAGGGTAGAACAGATGCTGAGATAGCATCAATATTAAATGTTTCAAGACAGCTAGTGCAGCTAAATAGGAAGAAATTAGGCTTAAAGTCCCCTTTTAAGTATTCCTCTTTTAGAAAGATGGATTATGAAGAAGTAGAGAAGTTAGTTAAAGAGAACAAAACTGACAGAGAAATAGCTGAACTTTATAATGTAAAACCAGTCTCTGTATATTTCTTTAGAAAAAGAAATAATATAGAAAGAGATAATTTGCTTGTGAATAAAGCTATTGAACCTACAGATAGGCAACTATCTATAATAGTAGGTTCCTTGTTAGGAGATGCTTCCTTAAGGAAGTCTAATATTAATCCTATATTTAACTGTGAACATGGGATTAAACAACTGGAGTATTGTAAATGGAAAGCAAAGGAACTAGAATCTTTAGGGTCAAAGTTTTCAACATCTAAAAGAAAGACTGTAGACCCTAGAACTAGCATCTATTATGAATCTGCAATATGTAGATTACCGGCTAACCCAGCACTTCTTAAGTTATATAGTTGCCTATATGTAGAAGGTAGAAAAACTATAACTAAAGAATATCTACAGTACTTCAATGAATTATCCTTGGCTGTTATGTTTATGGATGATGGATATAAATTGGGTAAAACTATAGGTATTGCTACGAATTGTTTTATTGTGGAAGAGTTAGCATTGTTAAATGATTTCTTTTCTGAAAAGTTTGGTATAGTTTTTAACATTACTAAAAGTAATACACTGTATTTACCAAGTGCTCAGTATCCGGCATTTGAAGAACTAGTACTCCCCTATATGCACAAAGATTTAATGTATAAGTTAAGTGTTTCTTAACCATGTGAATCTGGGAAAGCCCATATATGGGTAACCCTTATCCAAGCTATGCAGAAATGTATAGAAGGAACAGAGACTAGTACATACTTTCCTAACAGGTGGTGCTGAGGAAAATGGGGTACCAAGAGTGCATGGCACACTCCTATGTATACCAATACTTAGTGGAGTGTGAAGAGATAGTCCGAACTATAGATATAAATAAAACTATAGAAACAGGGGATAAAGAGCCCCTGTGATAACATAATTGGCAAATCTGGTATTGGGGTTGTATAGCCCATTTAAATATGGAATAAAGACATGGGAGAATTATGATATAACCAAGTTTAAAAATAATATAAGATTTATGGAGGTTATTGAGGACAGGGATTATGGTGCAGGCGGAAAAACATGTCCACTATTATTTGATGGAGCATCCAGTACCTTTAAAGAACTCCCCAGACCTGATGATAGTCAGGGATTACAGGAGGTATACAATTATATAGATGGTAAGAAGACAATGGGCATAACTATGTTAATATATGCCTTCAGGAAGATAAAAGATAGATTTATTAACTTTAATAACAAGAAAGAAGATGAGTAGAATATTAGTATTAGCCAATTCAGGATTTGGTAAGACATTTAGTATTGGTAATATCCCTGAACTCGGACATAAGGGGCTTGACCCTAAGGAGACCTACATTATTAGTGTTACTTCAAAACCACTTACATTCCCCGGAAGCAGAAGCCTGTATAAGGTAGCAAAACAGGGTGAATTCAGGACTGGGAACAGGTATATAACAAATAATCCTGCTGAGATTGTATTATTGCTGGATGAGCTTAGGAAAAATAGCCCATTTAAGAATATATTGATTGATGATTTCAATTACCTGATGCAGGACTACTATATGGATAATGCCTTAGCAGGAGGATGGGATTGCCCTAAAAAGATTGGATTCTTTATGGGTAAGATATTTAAGGCTATTGAACAGTATGGGGATTCTGACAAGAATATAATTATTCTTGCACATGGGGAATCAGTGCAGCAAACTGATAACAGGACTTATGTAAAGATGAAAACTACTGGGCGTATGGTAGCTTAGTTATCTGCCATTATCTATTTAACTGCTGGAACCCCCTTAGAGCTTCAGGTACTGCTATACTGTAGCAATATAGTATCTGCACCAACTTTAATGTGTTGGATATAGTGATAATCCTGAAGATTGGGAAACCGAAGTAAATGTAATTCTGATTACATAGAGCAGCCAAGCTTCCTACCGGGAAGAAGGTTCATCGACTATCCCCTGTTGTAGGGGAGTACATTTATAACATGATTAATTATATATGGAAAAGGTAGACATTAGACCTGTTAGAATTTATGTCTTAAAACATCCTGATACTCTTGAGGAAAGGTATGTAGGTAAAACTGTAAGAAGTTTAAATAGGAGATTAAGTAACCATATTTCCAATGCTAAGGGAAATAAGCATAATATACATTTATCAAACTGGATTCTTAATATCCTTAATACTGGTAAAAGGCCTGTTATTGAACTACTTGAAGAATGTGGAAATCCTGTATGGCAGGAAAGAGAAAAATATTGGATTTCTCAATTTCCTAACCTTATTAATTTAACTGATGGCGGGGATGGGTGCCATGGATTTACCCATGATGATGCTACTAAAGAGAAGTTAAGAATTGCTGCATCGGGCAGAAAGCATACAGAAGAGTTTAAACAGGCTATGAGTTTGAGACTTAAAGGAAAACCTCTTTCAGAAGAACACAAAGCCAATATAGGAAAAGCTAATAGTGGTAAAAAAGCCACTGATGCTGTAAAGCTGAAGCTCTCAGAATCCCATAGGGGGATGAAACAAAGTGAGGAATCTAAGAGGAAAAGGAGTATAACTATAAAGGCTTGGTGGGTTAAGAGAAAGTCTAATGAAGATATAGTCAAGTCCCAATAGAAATATTGGGAGGGCAGAAGACCTGATCAGTCATTATGAGATTCTGTCCTTGGTGTAGGAAATGGGATGAATATATTACACCAGAAGGTAAGTTTGATGTTACCCTTGTTGGTAGAACAAGGGTGGATGCAAAGAAGAATGTTATCAGGGAATTTATTACAAATGAGGATGAATATACCTCCTCACCAAAATCACCATATGGCATGTTCCCTGATTTATATATCCCTAATGATCTGGGTGCTGTTGTTGAAGCTGTAGGGAAATACTATGAATAGGGAAGAATTAGTGCTTATTAACAGAAGAATCCATACTCAGTATGATATTACAGATGTTGTTAGTATCTTAAGTGAATATTGTACTATTCATAATAAAGATTGTAGCAAAATACTGCCTTTTATTAATGCATTGCCTACAATAGAACTACATAGTATAATCTGGGAATCATTAGAATATCTGAATAAGAAATATAACATTACAATGTTATATGATAATAAGAATAACCTATTATTAATATTTTAAATTACAAGGAAATGAAAGAATTAACAAGAAATGACATGGCTGCTATTAAGAGAGTATACTCCTGTATTAAACCATTGGAAAAGAAACGGGCTTCCCTTAAAAAGAAACTGAATGACATTCTGGAGCAGATTGATGAAATTGACAGGAGAATTGATGGATGGGAAGCCCCAGTGAAAGAGATGACAGGTGGGTTCACATCTGATGATATACTTCATGGAAGGCATAAGGAAAAGGAAAGTGTTGATGAGCCTGATGTCCAGGAGGATGAACTCATGATTGACCTTTAAACTTTTAAAATTAGTGAGATGAAAGAAAAGAAAAGAAAAATCAAAAATGGATTATTTATGGCATTCGGAAAAGCAAGTGAAACTACAGAAGTACAGATTAAAAGGTACATAGGGGTTGCACCAGTATTTGTGTTAGCTGTTAACCCTACAAAGGAGGAACTAAGTGAACTGTATGGAAGGGACATACAAAAAGTACCTGAGTATACAGGTATGTCTGAATTAACTGTACTTGGCGAGAAAAAGCAGGTCCAGTTTGCAAGGATCAACTTTGTAGTTGCTACTGATCCTGCAAAATGTGATGGTATTGATATGAGGACAACTATTCCATTTGTCTTGAGAAATGGTGTGCAATATACCAAGGATAACCAGAAAGTGCAGGTTATTAATAAGTATGGAGAAACAGCATACCTTACTATTGAGGAATTTAAACAGAATATCATCCCTGAAGGGTTAAGCTGGTTTAGCCCTGATGGGTGCAGAGCTGCACTCATGGGAGAGGCAGACCTTGTCAACTTCATCAAGAAATATCTCGGTATCCCTAACAGGACTTACAAGAAAGATGGTGAAACAAGCATTGAGATTGAGAATCTTGAGGATGCCGAAGCAAGACTTGACAGAATGCAGGATTATTTTAAGGGCGATGTAAGTGAGTTGAAGGAACTTATATCACTGCTCCCTAATAATAAGATTAAAGTGCTGTTTGGTGTCAGAAGTTATAATGGTAGTATGTATCAGGATGTGTATACAAGGGAGTTCCTGAAGAACTCAATTACTAACTACAGTTTCCTTGATGCACATATGCAAAACTCGAAGAACTATAATATGTATCCAAACACTGAATTTGAGGTATGTAACCTTAAAGAATATAAGGTAGAGGCTACTACATTTAGTAAGTCTGAGGACACACCTGCTGAAGCAAATCCAAGCTGGTTTGTAGACTAACATATACTATGGGTTTTGGTCCTGGTCGAAGGAGTACTATTACTATATCAGATATTCTTAGCAGGACAACAGAAGCAGAGATACTGGCTTATTATCTTGGCATAACCAATATACCATGTGTTATTAGTTCACCACTGAGGGTTGACAGGAATCCCTCAGTGGCACTATATAGATCATCTGGTAATAGTAATAAGATATATTTTATTGATTATTCTACTGGGGAAAAGGGGGATACTTTTGTACTCCTGCGAAGGATGTGGGGTGTCAGCTATAGTGATATGGCAGCAAGGATATATTCTGACATACCTAAGTTCCATAATGTATTATCAGGAGCTAATAATAGTAGCAGGAGTGTAGTTCACCATAAGAGGGATAGTGAGGTACAATGCAGGGTAAGGGAGTGGAGGGATTATGATATTGACTACTGGAATTCATATGGGATTCCACTTGAATGGTTGAAATATGCAGAAGTATATCCTATATCACATAAGATAATAATTAGTAATGGTATGAGATATGTGTTTGCTGCTGATAAATATGCATATGCCTTTGTGGAACATAAGGAAGGTAAAGTATCACTCAAGATATACCAACCTTATAGTAAAACATTTAAATGGTGTAATAAGCATGATGCATCAGTTATATCCCTGTGGACAAAAATACCTGAGTATAGTGATAAGATATGTATATGCTCTTCCCTTAAAGATGCACTGTGTTTATGGGCTAATACTAAAATATGCTCAATAGCATTACAGGGCGAGGGTTATAGTATGAGTAATACTGCTATTAATGAATTAAAGAAAAGATTCGGGAGTGTATATATATTGTTTGATAATGATAAAGCCGGCCTTATCAATGGTAAAAGGCTGGCAGATTATACAGGATTCACAAATATTATCCTCCCCGAATTTCAGGGAGGAAAAGATGTTAGTGACCTGATGAAAGTAAAGGGTAAGGATGAATTTCTAAGAATTATCCTACCATTATTTAAGAGTGAATTAAAAAAGTAAATTAACAAAGAAAAAAGAACAAAACATGGAAACAAGAAAAATTACTATTGTAAATGCTAAGACAAACTCAAAGCATGTTATTGACACAGATGCAACTACATTAGCTGGATTAAAATCTGTACTGGATAATAATCATATAGATTATGAGGGGCTTACTTTCTTTGAATCATTATCAAAGAGTGAGCTGACCTCCAATGAAGCACAATTACCTAAGGATGTTATGTATAGGGGTAACCCAACAAATGAGCTGGTATTCCTGTTAATGCAGAAGAAGAAGATAGAAAGTGGTGGTAGAAAGGAATTGTACCAGCAAATAGCTGCCCTCAAACTGAAGGAAGCATGTGTTAAAGTGTATGGCAAAAATTTTACTAATTGCAGCACAGCACAGCTTGAAGAGTTGGTTAATGAGGCAACCAGAGTATCAAAGCATACAGTAAAATCAAAAAAAGCCCCGGCAGTAGTACAAAAGAGAGGCACTGAGCCAAATAAACCTGCTGTTAGTAAGAATGATCAGAAGAAAGACACAGAATGCCCATATAGTGATAGTGAGCTACTTAATCTGATATTATCCAGTAGATGTTAACATAGTAAGTGGGTAGTTAATAGCTACCCACTTATATAAATAAAATGTGATTATGAGTATATTTACAGATACACTCCAACAAGAGATTGATGAAGCTTTTAAGTATCCACTTAAAGTAATGGCAATATTTCAGGATTACTATGGGCAGGATCATGTTGATATGGAATGGTTTGATCCAGAGTATGTTATGCAGGCCCTTCTCAGTATGGAAGAGGACTTGGATGGTAATCCAATGGAGATTAATGGATTTGCAGGCCTTTCAGAAGTAGCACTACATGATATGTTTCCTGATGGTATACTACATAAAGCATTATCATACCTTGGACTTGATAAAATGCCAGGTATTATAGTGCACCTGCCTATTGTTAAAGTTACTAATGAATTTAATGAATCCTCTATTATAAGAGATGTTTTTGTTCGCATGATTGTTACTACAAGTGGTGAACTAGATGGTGTATTTAAGGTCACACGATCTACATTCACTGTGGCTGAACTAATACATGGATATATACACCCTCATGTTAGACTATTTGATGCTATGCCCTCGTACAATCCACCATGTTTAGGTAGGGGACCACTAATAAATACCATACCTGCTCTTAATAGTGCATTTGATGAGGATATGTGGAGATTATTTTGTGTGCAATTACATGAATTCCTACAAACAGAATCAATAAGTGGTGGTCCATATCTAAGGCAGAATGCAGTTACCTTAGCACATAACAGGGATCGGTTCTATAATGATAAAGCTTTGTTAGTAAAGGATTTCGCGGAAATCCTTTCACATGAAGGATTGATTATTGAATTTGTCAGTTGGCTAATTGATCATGCAGATATAAAGTTTGGCTATAGTGGAGGTTCATTCAGATTGGGTATGACAATAGATGAATTTGGACTTCTTATAAGTAATCTATATATACAATGGATTAATACTACTGATAATTGGAGGGATGTAGCCGATGAATCATGTGTCAGAGGAGTATTGTTACCCTGTATTAAGCATAAAGGAATGTTTTCTCTTATACGGAAAAAGATAGAGGTTCAGGGTATTAATGAGAGAGTTATGTTTATCTTCCGTGGTGATCTTGTTAAGGTTTCAGTAGTTGATGCAGCAGAGGAAAGGTGTGTATTGCTGCTCCAGCCTGATATTGTATCAAGAATTTTACATACCTTCTTAAATATAATAAATATAACATATGGAACAGAATATAATAAGAAAGGCATATCCAGTATATAAACTAGTATTATCAGAATGCGCACAGGGTAAAATAGACTATATTTGTAAAGCTGTGAGTAACACAGAATGGTCAGGAGTACTATTCTATAAGGTATCAGGTGAGTTTAGTGATGGATCATTAGTTATAGATGGAGTAGATATTTATATGATGAATATTGGCAACCCTGTGTATACCTCTTATGATACATCTCCTGAAATTATAAGCTACATGACTGATAATGGTTTGCTTGATTGCCAGATTGGACTCATCCATTCCCATCATAACATGAGCACTAATTTTAGCAGTACAGATATTAAGACCCTGTTTGATAATGGATCAGATTCTAATCATTTTGTCTCCCTGATAGTTAACAATAGTGGCTCATATAGAGCCAGAATAACAAGGAAGGCTACTATTAACAGGAATATAAAAGAGGAGATTATCTTTAATAGTTTTAACAATGAGAGCGTAGTAGAGAGGAGAGATATAACTGAGTGCAAGGAGGAGATACAAAGCTTTGATCTGGAGGTACAGTATGGAGCTAACTATGCTGAACTTGATAGTAGAATATCTTTCCTCAGGAAGGAAGCCTATGCTAACCCTTCAAAGCTGGCAATAGACAGAGAATCACAGACTGGTCTTACTATGGGCTGCCAATATTATGATTCTGATATTGATGATGAGGAGGAAGTTGATGATGATTCTGCTACAGATGGTTATAGTATACATACACCTGAAAAGGAAATACTGAAAATAGTATCCCAAATTGTATCAGGTACTATAGGGGCTAATTATGATATGGATGACTTGGTGGAGTTTGTAAGGGAGAAGATGTGTAAAGTATATTCAAATAGGTTTGGTAGTAAGGATCATCCTACAGCAGACTTCTCTGAATGGGCTGTTAGATGGATGGAGTATGTATGTAGGGGGCGATTAATTATGGGTGTTTTCTATATGAGTGGAGCACTTATGGCATATGCACTTGAGCTTATGAGGTCATTACCTGTAAACCCATATTTAGAAAAGATGCAGGGACTATTAGAAGAGTTACAATCATTTACAAATAATTAATTATTATGGAAGATATAAATGATGAAATGACAGTGGTAGATGAGTCCACTAATGTTATTGAGCCAAATCTGTTATCTCTCTCAGTTGATGAAAAGAGTTCCAGATTCAGAGGAGCTGAGTGGTTTGACACTATTACTAACCTCCATGTAACTTTGGCTGGTCTTGGTGGGATAGGTAGCCATGTTGCTTTTCTTTTATCCAGGATTAGGGTAGGGTCTATTGTATTGTATGATGGTGATGTAGTGGAAGAAGCTAATATGTCAGGCCAGATGTACATATCATCTGATTGTGGTATGAGTAAGGTTGATGCAGCTTACGGGATGATGTTAAGTATGTCTTCCTATGGCCAGATAACTGCTTTTGACCAGATATTTACGGCAAGTAGCACACTATCCACTAAAATTGCAATATGTGGATTTGATAATATGGACGCCAGAAAGACATACTACTATAGTTGGAGACGGATGGTTGATAATGCAAAAGATGAGGATAAGAGTGAGTACCTGTTCATTGATGGCAGGTTAGCAGCAGAGGAATTTCAAGTACTGTGTATAACAGGTGATGATAATCTTAGCAGGCTTAGGTATGAGACTGAGTATTTGTTTCCTGGTTCTGAAGCTGATAATGTAGTGTGCAGTTATAAGCAAACTACACATATAGCATCTATGATAGCATCAGTCATTGTCAATCTGCTTACTAATTTTGCTACAAATCTATCTGGTAATCCCGTAAAGAGGGCACTCCCATTCTTTACTGAATATAAAGCTGATTATATGTATTTTAAAACGGAGGATTAATATGAGAGTTGCACAATCCCACGTAAAGACAGTTGGTAGTCTACTAAGAGAAGCACTCATTACGAGTGACATTTGTGCTTGTCAGATGACTATGTTAGGAAATACATATAGAACTGTATATCTAACACCTAAGCTGACAAGAGATGGATTCATTATACCTGTAATTTGCGGGCGCCATACTTTAAGAGTTATCTTCACATATGCAAGTATTAAGATGGGTTACCCTAATATTTTTGCACCAGTATGCATTAATAACTGTAATAAGCGTAAGGTAAATACACCATGTAATAAAATACTTAGAATAATGGATAGTTGTGGGTACCAACAGCTATTACATTACCTCATTGATGATAATCCATATTATATTGGTCAGGGTATTATGCTAGATGGTAATTTTTCACCTGTTATAATGATGGCAGTAGAGATTAGAGAGCATAGTCTACAATCTAATAATACTCGTCCCATACCCTATTCATGTAGATTATATATAACAGACAAGTTGATCAATGAAGGACTAAGCCCTATGAGTAAGTACATAAGGAATATACTGATGCCTGCATTTATTACAGCCAGCAGGTTTTATTTCCTAATGGAAAAGAAAGCTAATATTATTATTGGTGATGAAATTGATGAGTTCATACATGTGCCAGCCCTTATGGATAAAGATGCTGCTAATGTAAGTAGTATAGCAAATAAACTCCTTATGGAGAACAAACAGGCAATTATAAATAGTTTATATCATGGAAAACTGGGTACATGATTGGGGTAAGGTAATTGATATGGGTTTGCTTCTCAGGACACTTTCCTCAATTGAGAAGAAAATATCTGGTGGCATTAATATATCTCCTGATATGGAGCATGTGTTTAAGGCATTCAGAGCTTGTAGATACAGGGACCTGAATGTAGTAATGCTTGGACAGGACCCATATCCACAGAAGGGTGTAGCCACTGGTATACTATTTGGTAATAGGGATGATGTACCTGAGGATAGGCTATCTCCATCATTAAAGGTTGTGAAGGAGGCAGTAATATGCCCTGAAAAACCACATTCAGGGGTATTGTTTGATAACACCCTTAAAGAGTGGGCCACGCAGGGCATACTTATGATTAATTCAGCTTTAACAGTTGAAACAGGACATGTAGGGTCTCATACTGCAATATGGAGGCCATTTATGTCATCACTTCTAAAGAACATATCTGAGAATAGTACAGGTATTGTATATGTCCTGTTTGGTGGTCAGGCATCCTCATTTAAGCCTTATATTAATTCAAGGTTTAATTATATACTTGAAGAAAAACACCCTGCATATTATGCGAGGAAAGGTATAAGGATGCCCCCTACAGTATTTGAGGAAACCAACAGGATAATGTTGAGTAATTATGGTAGAACAATAAAATGGTTTAAAGAATATTAGATATGAAACATTATTATAGAGAAACTGATATGAAAGAGATTAACCCTAAGAGTGGGTGCTCAATAAGTATAATAATACGTGACGGGAATAATGGACCTATGACAGTGTCCTATGATTGTTGCCAGGGAATTCCGGAAGGAATACTTAAAGAACTTGTTAAATCTGGTGTAGTATATACTATAAGTGTTAATAGTATTGATAGCAAAGAGTGTATTCTGGCATTAGCTAATTTGCTGAATACAACTAATAGTGGTGCTACTCGTATACTCCGTGCAATGTATAATGCTTTTCCAAAAAGCACAACTGGATTCCTGGAAGAGTTTCTTTCTTACCAGCTTGGTTATCCTATCCTACAGAGAATGTATAATAGTGATAATAATGATAGGGATGGGGATATTGATATGGAGGAATCTGAGCTCGCAGCAAGAGTGGTACCAGTTGCATTGAAGAATTTAATTGATTATATAGTGCATGCACATGAATAGAAAAGTAGCAGGGGCTACCCCTACTGTTTATAATGGTATCCAGTTTAAGAGTAAAAGGGAAGCTGAATGCTATAAATTATTAGACGATTCAAAGTATACATTCTCTTATGAGAGCTCAACCTATGAGCTCTCAGGTTCAGTAAAGTTATCAAAGGTTAGTGTATATGGCCCTAAAATAAGTGCATCTGGCAGTGCTTCTAAGGATATTTATCAGACAAGTGGGTTATTAAGGAGTGTAACTTATACTCCTGATTTTACAGTATACAGACATGATGTACATTATATAATATTTATTGAGGTAAAAGGGTACAGGAGCCCATCCTATGCAGTAAAGAAGAAACTATTTCTCAAGGGGTTGAATGAGACTGATAAGGGATACAACTATCTATTCTTTGAGGTATACAGTACTACACATATGAAACAAGTATTAAAAATAATTGATAACTTATGAGTACATATTTGAAACAAATAGAATCACTTATTACTTTTCTGCCTGAATCAGATATTGTAATTGCAAATAAGCTGATGCAGAAACATGATATTGAAGCCCTGTTTGAGCTTACTTCATCAGCATTTGTAATGTCCAGGAGGAGTAAAATCTGTGAAGACACAGGGTCAGAGTATTATGCTACAGACACTAGTAAACTTGAGGAGCTGAGAGCTATAACATATAATTATTTGCTACAGCAACCTTTAGAGTACTATACACAGAATGAGGAGGATGAAGAGGAGTATTATGAGTAACTATCTATCTAATTAGTGTTGTATGAAAAAACTATTCAATAAATTAATAGGAACCAGGCCTAAGAAAGGTTCTACACTGACAGGTATTATACGCCGGATTATGGATATGGAATCTGATTTAAATGCTATATCACATGAAAGAGGTGAGCTTGCCAGTGAGTTGAATGCAACCAGACATGTGTTTTGTACAGCCTGTAAAGAATTATCATGTGATGATATCAGGACTGCTATGAAATATATAAAGGTATCTCCTTCCCCTAATAGATATGATGGTAGTCTCGCAGAAGTAATACTGGACTTATCAAAATGTGTGATTAATAGGGATCATCTGATGCATGTTATATTTATTAAGGATGGAACCTGTACAATAAAGCCTACAAGATTAATAACAGGGGAAGATGCACCTAATATAGTGGGGTTTGTACAGTTTGATAATCTGGAGAATGCATCTGAAAATGAAATTGAGAATTGTTTATGTTATATAAAAAATATAAGGGAGGTGTTATGGAGCAAAAACTATTAGAGTATTTCCACGGAGATGAATTAGCATGTCAAGTGTGGCTTGATAAGTATGCAGCAGAATCAGAGCATACACCTGATGACACGCACAGAAGACTGGCAAAAGAATTTGCCAGGATAGAAGATAAGTATAAACAGGTAGCAGAAGGGAAAAATCCTGATCTATCAGATCATTATTATAAACAGATGCTGCTTGATGAGGACACCATTTATGGGCTGTTTAAGAATTTCAGGTATATTATACCCGGAGGATCAGTGATGGCAAGCTGCGGGCTCAATAAGCCTGTCAGCCTTAGTAACTGCTTTGTACTAGCCAGCCCTGAAGATAGCTACGCAGGAATTATGGACACCAGATGCCAGCAGGTACAATTGATGAAGAGAAGAGGAGGAGTTGGTTATGATATTTCATCATTGAGGCCAAGAGGTGCAGAAGTTAGTAATTCAGCAGGAACCTCAACAGGAGCAGCATCATTTATGGAAGTGTGCTCAGCTATTACTAATGAGGTTGCACAAAATGGAAGACGTAAAATGTTCTTAAATTAGTAATAATTAAACATTTACAGAAAATGAACAGAGTATGTAATGTTTCAAAAGAACTATTAGAGAATTTTCTTAGGGAAGGTAAAACAACAAGAGATATTGGAACACTGTTAGGAATACCTAATAGTACTATAAGTAGATATATCACTGGTTATGGGTTAAATAATCTGTACAGAAGACCCAAACATACACCATATCATCTTACTAAAATAGATAGTAAAGAACTAGCATACATGTTAGGGTTTATTATAGCTGATTCAGATATTAGAAATGAGATTGTTGAGATCAGTATAGCTGCCAGGGATTCAGAACTTATGGACTTGTTCTCACTACTGCTTGGTATCAGTCCTTTTGAGGACACCACTTCAGTAAGTGGCAAGGGATGCTTTCCAAGGATAAGGATAGTGAGGAAGATAGCTGGAATAAATAAATTTATAGGAGGGAGTAAAAAGAAGGATAGGAATGTTCCTATTATTCAATCATGCCTTGAAGTATATCTTATCAGGGGTATATTTGATGCTGATGGGTGTATCTCCTGGGGATACAGGAAGGATAGGAATAGGATATGGCATAAAGTGAACTTTACTTCATCACTTAATATCCTGACAAGTGTGCAGAAGGTACTATGTAAGGTGGGAATAGCTACAGTAGTAAGACCTAAAACAGGTAGTAATTGTTATGTACTGGAGTTTTCCAATAGGAGAGATGTACTTAAATTCTATGATTATTTATATACAGATAAATCTTTTGTACCCTTAAAGAGAAAATTTGATAATTACAATGCCCTGCGTCTTGAATTGGGAGAATTCAGTGAAAATACAAATTGTACAACACTGAGCTGTGCCACAGGCCTTCCTGTGGAGAGTGCAGAGACTACTGGAGAGTTAAATGGAACTCTTAATAACCAGAATAGTACCCAAGACTCAATGAGTTAAGATATAGTCCAAATGGGGGCATTAATGCTCACAATGAGTATAAATCATCCTGATATAGAAGAGTTTATACAAAAGAAGCAAGATTTAACAAAGGTTACAGGTGCAAATGTGAGTGTAAAAATTACTGATAAATTTATTGATTGTGTAAATAGTGATGATGATTATATATTGAGGTTTCCTGTTGATGCCCCAGAGCCAGATGATAATACTATAAGGTCTATGAAATATGGTGAGCTTACTAAATCATCTGCTATTGATGGTGTATTCTATAAGAAAGTGAGGGCAAGGGAGATATATGGTGTTCTTGTTGAGAGTATATACCATTCAGCAGAACCTGGTGTAATGTTTGAAAATACAATGCACTATGATTCCCCGGATGGAACATACCCAGCTTTCAGGATGGTGAGCACTAATCCATGCCAGCCTGCATGGGCTACAGTGCTGACCCCTAATGGCATCAGGAAGTTTAGTGATATTAAGGTAGGTGATCTGATATGGAGTCAGGTGGGATGGACTAAAGTTGTTCAGAAGTCAATGTCAGGTGTGGAGAAGGTTTGGTGTTACAGGACTGCTGAGGGCATATTCTATGGAACCTCCTCACATAAAGTTATATCAAATTATAGTAAAATTGAAGTTGGGAATGCAAATAGTATTGACGGTCTTACTGGGCCTGCTGGTATTAGTGTGCAATGGGATGCTCAGGATGTAGTGGATGGAATGGCAGTTGGCAGAGGCTTCATGAATGACATGTTTCCATATTGTATTTTCCTGCATATGCGTGATAGTGAGGCTGGTTTCCTAGATAAAGTAGGTACTCTTATGAAGAGGGCGGATTATCTTTATAAGGATGTATATGAACTTTCAACAACTGTACTTGATACTGAGTTGCCTACGAGTAATGAAAAAGGTATACCTGATAGATTCGTGGAGGGTGATGAAAAGAGGGTATGTGGATTTCTGTTAGGGTTATTTTCAGTTAGAGGTGTAGTAACAGATAATACGGTTACTATAGAGACATACTCTAAGAAGTTTAGGGATGATATACAGTTGATGCTGTCTTCCATTGGCATCAGTAGTTATTATACAACTAACAGAGTAGAAGATGTACAGTTTAGTGATGGTAGTCCTGCTAATGTGCTTAGTTACTGCATCAAAGTATCAAATCCTATTATGTTCTTTACCAGAGTTGGGTTTTTGGCAGTGCATAGTGTAAGAGAGGTGCTGCATGGCAATGAGGTGCCTGCTGATACACCAGTACATCCAGATATTTCCAGTGTTACTTTTATAAGTGAAGAACCTGTTTATAATATTACTGTAGATAACATAACCCATACATATTGGACTGGTGGGTTAAATGTATCAAATTGTGGGGAGATAGGTATGGGTGCATTTGACAGTTGTAGGTTAATTCATGTGAATCTCACTTCATATGTAATACACCCGTTCACTGATAGAGCCTTTCTTGATAAGAAGCTACTATATATTCACTCATATGCAGCTATGAGGCTTGCTGATGATCTTATTGATTTAGAGATTGAAAGTATTGACAGGATATTGAAGAAGGTGGAACCTACCTATTCCAATAGCTGTGAGTGGTCAGCAGCATCTAATTGGGGAAATTTATCAGATGAGTTCAAATTATGGTGGAGGATAAGATTAACTGCTGTGGCTGGCAGAAGGGCAGGACTTGGTATGACTGGTCTGGCTGATACTATAGCCATGCTTGGGCATGCATATGGCTCTGCCAGTAGTATGATTATATTGGAGGATATGATGAAGGTTATATATAAAGCACAGCTAGACTGCCAGATTGACATGGCAATAGAGAGGGGTCATTTTCCCGCATGGGATGGTAGTAATGAATATGTGATAAATGATTATGGTGAAGTACATGCAAAGAACCCGTGGTATAATAACCTTCAGAGGCAATACCCTGCTATAGTAGAAAAAATGCGTGCAAATGGCAGAAGGAATATAAGCTTCTCAACTATTGCACCTACAGGAACTGTAAGCCTTCTTGCACAGTGCTCAAGTGGTATTGAACCTGTTTTTATGCCGGTTTATACAAGAAAGAAAAAGTGTTCATCTGATGCTGATAGTGTAGATTATATTGATACAGTAGGTGAGAGGTATACTGTTTATACAGTATTACATCCGGGACTAAAGAAATGGGCATTAGTTAATGGGTACACTGAAGAGCAGCTATCAGCTATGTCTTATGAGGAACTGGAGGGACTCTCTAAGAATAGTCCTTACCATGGGTGTTCAGCACATGATCTTGGCTGGTCTAGGAGGGTTGATATACAGGCTTTGCTACAGAAGTATATTACTCACAGTATAAGTAGTACAATAAACCTTCCCAGCACTGCATCAAGAGGCGAGGTAAGTGGTATTATTAAGTACGCATGGGCAACATTCTGTAAGGGCATAACATTGTATAGGGATGGTTGCAGGGAGGGCATCCTCAATAAGGTATCCCATACAGATAACAGAGCAGCTAAGAAGAGACCAAAAGTTCTTGAAGCTGACTATCATCAAGTGGTTGTTGGAGGAGAACAGTTTATAGTGCTTGTAGGGCTTCTTGATGATAAGCCATATGAGATATTTACATTCAGACCAACATTCCAACCAGTATCATTTAAGCCACACAGAGGCAAAATAATTAAATTAGCAAAGAGGAAATATTCTTTTGAGTCAGAACTTATCAAAATAGAGAATATACACCTTGCAAACCTGAACATTGAGGAAAATGCTGCAACATTATACTCATCTATGTTGCTAAGGCATGGAGTAGATATAAAGTATATTATAAAAACAGCAAAGAAGGTTAATGATAACATTGCCTCATTTTCTTCAGCCATGTGCAGAATATTATCTAAGTATGTAACAAGTGAAGAGGTTAAAGGAGAAGTATGCCCGGAATGTAAATCTACCCTTATAAGGGAGAATGGGTGTGTACACTGCTCATCCTGTGGATGGAGCAGATGTGAGTAGAGTTAAGAAATGCCTGTAAATGGCTGGTATAAACAAAAAAAAAAGGTATGAAACATGATAATTACATATGTGGTAGTAATGATGCTGACTGCACTTGGAACAATTGCAGCTGCATTTATGGTAACTTTCTTAGAGGATAAATTTTTTAGTAAGACTATTAAGATACCATTTGAGGGTAAAGTTGACCCGGCATCTTTTCCAGTGATTACATTATATAATGATGATAATCCAGTTAGTTTTCTTGTTGATAGTGGTAGTAATATATCCCATATCAATAGTTCTGAACTTAGCTGGATTAAACATGAGGATATAAAAGACAGTAATATGTCTGTTGTGGGTATGGAGGGAAATGAAGTAATTGTTGGCAGATGCACTATAGAGCTGACTTGTAATGGAAAGACTATAGTCGAGGAATTTGCTAAGACCAATTTAGATAGTATCCATGATACTATAATGGAAACCAGAGGTATTGAAATAGAGGGGATACTTGGTGGGACTTTCCTTAAAAAGAATAATGGTATTATTGATTATAATAATATGAGGTTACATATTAAATGATATATTATGTGAGCAATCAGCTTAGGGTCATGGATGATGAATCTCCGGGCTTTAAGTTGTCTACTGTTGAAGAGTCTCTGGAATTTCTGGAGACTCTCCAAGTAGTTGGTTTTGATACTGAGACACAAGGTTTGCAAATATGGGGAGGTAAGCTACTATTAGCACAATTAGGTAATGCGGAGCATCAGGTAGTAATAGATTGTACAACTGTAGATATTAAAAGGTATAGAAGCTACTTTGAGAGTGATAGATTATTTATTGCCCATAATGCTAAATTTGACATTAGATGGTTATATAAGGAAGGGATCACTATTAACAGGGTATATGATACTTATCTTGCAGAGAGAATATTATATCTTGGATACCCTCCTGGTATGATCCCAATGACATTGAAAGCTCTTTGTGAAAAGTATTTTGGAATATCACTGGATAAAAGCATAAGGGGGCAAATATATAAGGGTGTTACTGGCAAAGTAATTAAATATGCTGCTGATGATGTTGTGTGGCTCCAGAATCTTATGGATAAGCAGCTTATAGAAATAACTAATAGGAATCAAAAGGCAGCCCTTGATATTGAGAATGAAGCTGTGAGATTATTAGCATATATAGAATATAGTGGTATCAGGCTTGATGAGGATAAGTGGAGGAAGAAGATGGACAATGATGCATATACTTTAAAGAGGTCAATAGAGGGATTGGATAAGTGGGTAGTTGATTATGTTATGCATGAATATTATCATGGCAGGCTTGTGGATAATGTTGTAGAGAATTATTATACTGACAAGAGTATTGAACAGTCCAGAAAGAAAGCCAAGCCTGGTAAATTCGTAGGGATACCTGCACCTACATTATTTCCTGAATATGCTACTGGTCCTATATGCCTTATAGATTGGGGAAGTCCTGTCAAACTAATACCACTATTTAATATGCTGGGCTTTGATCTATGGACAAAAGACAAGAAGACAAAGAGAAAGAAGCAGTCTGTTGAAGCTAAAATTATAGGATCACAGGAGTCAGTAAGTAGCATAGTGCCATTGTACCTTGAGTATATCTCTGCATTTAAAGAAGTAACCTCTTTTGGCCAAAACTATCTGGATGCTATTAATGTTAATACAGGAAGGATACATCCTACATTTAATCAGTTACTGGATACAGGCAGAATATCATGTGGGTCAGGTGGAAAGAGTAAAGGTGGGAAATCAAAGGATGATGATGGATCAGACACTACAGACAGTGTTCTTGGTGATAATGTCAATAGTGTAAACATACAGCAAGTCCCAAATACAGATGCAGCAAGGTCACCATTTGTCCCGGAATCTGGATATGTCCTTATTGACTGTGACTATGGAGATCAGGAAGGGAAGATATTCGCAGAGTTATCAGGAGATAAGAAGTGGATTGAGTTTTATAATGATCCGAGGAAGAGAGATGGTCATGCCTTTGTAGCTAAGATGTGTTTCCCTGATCAATTGGCAGATATAAGAGAAGAAGATGTTGCAAAGCTCAGACCAGATTTGAGATCATTATCCAAAAAAGCCAAATTCTGCTTCAATTATAATGGCTCTGCTGCTACTATGGCTAAAAGTTGTAATATTGATACCTCCCTTGCAATGGAAGTGTATAATAATTATTTTACTATGTTTAATGGAATTGCAGAATACTTTAAGTCACAGAAGAAGAAGATGTGGGATAATGGATATATTCTCATATCAAATAAAACTGGTCTTAGGGCACATATCTATGATTGGAATATCCTGAAGGCAATGGAGAGGAGAATAGCTAGTATGGAGGATATATGGGATAAGTACAGAGAGCTAAGGGATTCAGGTAAAGTGATAACAGATATTCCACCAATTGTTCTTCAGGAGATAATTACAGCATTTGCAAATGAAGCTCCTATTAAAGATATAGCCACTACATATTCATATGAGGTTAAAAGGTCTAATAGAAAGGAGATAAGATATATAACTATTAATGAGGAGACTGTTTATGTAGTAGTAGTCAGCCACTTCCTGAGCAGAAAGAGTGCATCTGAGAATCAATCATGTAATTATAGTAGTCAGGGTGGAATGAGAGTTTGTGCCCTGTTTAAATCCCTTAAATTCGGTGAATCCTGAGATGGAAATACCGAGCCAAGCACTATAGTAATATAGTGAAGGTGTAGAGACTAGCACATGGAATCCTTATAGGATGGTAAAGTGCCACGAAAAGGGGAATAATATTCTAAATATCTGTAATTTTAGCTATCTTTGTATTGTTAAAATTACTGATATGGAAACAAGAATGTGTAAAAAATGTTGTATAGAAAAGACATTAGACCAGTTTGTTAAACACTCTATGGTTAAGGGTGGATACCTGTATACTTGTAAGTCCTGTAACGGAGTTGCAAGAAGAAAAAGAGTATTCATTCCTAATGATACCAGTAGTACTAAAACATGTCCTGTCTGTAGCAGAGAATTATCTGTTGATAGATTCAGGATATATACTAAGAGTAAAACTGGTAGGTACTGGATGTGCGAGGAGTGCTACCAGCATCACTTAGCCCTGACAAATGGGGATAAGAATTATTTTAGGAAACTAAGATTGAAACTTGTTCCGGAGTATAGGAAAGAGGTTAACTCATTACATACTTTGTCAAGACAAAGAAGATTTATAGAGTATATGTGGAGAGCAGCTAAGAGTAGAGCCAGAAAGAAGGGTCTGGATTTTAATATTGATATTTCTGATATAGTCATACCAGAAATATGCCCGATACTAGAAGTGCCTTTTATATTAGGTACTAAAGGTAATTATTCTTATACCCCATCTTTGGACAGGATAGATAACTCGAAGGGATATATTAAAGGTAATATAATGGTCATATCTCAAAAAGCCAACTCCATGAAGAATAATGCCACATGGGATGAGATACACAGATTTGTTAAGAATATTATAAGATATAGTCCGAACTATACTAAAAAGGAAAGTATAGAATTACAGGATAAAGAGCCTGTAAGTTAACATATTGACAGCTGCTGCAATGACAAAGATTGCAGGGGTGAAATACCTGAACCATCTTATTAGGGACGGGCTCATTTATAAAGTGTTAATCCCTAATATAGTACATGATGAACTTCTTATAGAAGTTCCTGAGGATATTGCACAGCAGGAGGCTAAAAAGCTTAGTGAGTGTATGGAACAATCTGCAGCGATATTCTGTAAGAAAGTTAAGATTAGTGCAGTCCCTAAGATTGGGAAATGCTGGTTACATTAAAATTTACAACTATGTTTGTCATACAGGTAATTATGCTGGTAATAAGTGCTATTATAATACTTATACTAACGGACAATGATATATTAGATAATAAATGAGATGATAGAAACAAATGAAGTATTAGATAAGGTTAAGGACGAGGTTCTTGACCTTATTATTAAGCATGTCAATGATGATATTAGTATTTATGAATATTCTCTTCTAAGAATTATTGATAAATATGGTCCTGAATCAATATTATCATCTATTGACTATAATCTTGGTACATTAAAATCTTATGTAGATGATGTTGGCAGTACTGATGATTCAGTGGAATCATTGATGAAAGATATTATAAAATCTGCTGTTATTCTGTTAATATGGACAGAATTTCAGAAACAATCGTAATAGTATCTAAGTGTTTAACAGGTTATATGTGTTACCCTGAGAGGGGTAATGCATATAATTCTTATAAATAAAGTAAGATATGAGTGCAGATAATTATCCTGCTGGCAGTAACACCAGTAAGGCCCCATGGAATCAAGACCCACAGCCTGAAAGGGAAATTGAGGTTGATATAGAGATAACTATTAGGAAAACAACAGTGGTAAAAGTAAGGGACTACATTATTAATGATTATGGTGTGGATGAAGATGGTGATGCATATGAGGATATTGATTATTCAGAATGTGATATTGTTGGTGCAGTGGCAGACCAGGTCTCAATGCCTGGTGGTGTTGATATAAAAGAATGCATATGTAACAGGAAGCAAAGTATGAATGATTGTGATAAGTGGAGAATTGAAGAATTTATAGTACGTACAATATGAATGAATTAATGGATGGATTATGGTTAAGTAGCACAAATGCTCCACTATAGGAACTTAGGTGTGTATTTCAGGATATAAGTATTGATGAGGAGTATATCAGAGATAGTATAGAGAGAATATCTAAACAACTTATTCCATATAGCATGATAGTGATTTGATGTTCTTACAATGGTACTACTATATGGATAACTATTATTATAATATCTGTTATTATTGGTAGTACCACACTTATGCTATACAAACTTTCAGTATTAGCTTATTGCTTTATCAAATACAAATACTTATATTTGTACAATAACATAAAATCAATCTTTTATGAGTTGTTTAATTGTAACACCAGAGATCACAGAGTTAGCCAAAAAGCTACAGGATGAAACAGAGCAGTCTGTTCTTGGCCTTGTAGCATTATGGCAGGAGCAAAATAATAAATCAGTTGAAGAATATCCTACTGCTAAGGAGCTTAGCGAATTTAAATCTACTATTAGGAATGAGGCACCAAAGGGTGATACACCTGTAGTGTATAATGAAAATAAAGATATACCATTACCTGTCAGGGAGCAGATGCAGATGAGGATTACATTTGATTCCATAGAGAGGAAGGATAGAGTAAGCCTTATTTCACAGCTCTTTAGCCGGGAAATTGATAAAGCTCTACAGGAAACAGTACAGAACCTCAGGGGTAGGATGGAATCTGCTACAGATGAGGAAAGGGTACAATTACAGGCTGATATTAATTCCATTGATAGGTATAAGGTAATAAAAGACTACACGCCCCGTGGTATATTTGAAAGAGTGTTAAATACCTTTCAGTCATATATTAATGATATACATGATAATAGGGTTAGGGCAGAGTTTGACAGGATTAATGCTAAGAAAGGAGCAGAAAGATACTCTGATGACCAGAAGATGGAAGCTGCTGAAAAAGCAGCATCTTATAAGGAGGTTGCTTACAGGAAGATTGTTAGTAACTTCAATAGTCTGGCAAGGGAAGCCAGTTTAGCCCTCAGGTCATCAGAAGGCATTGCCTTTAACTTACAGGGTCTGGCTCCTAAGGAAGTCAATACCTCACATGATGATCCTAATGGTAATAGCCAGTCTGAGCAGATTACTGATGATTCTACAAGGGAAGAATCAGTGAAGGATGGGTGGATGACAAATTATGTGTTTGTAAGTGCATATGAATCACTGGCACAATCTGTTAGGAAAGTGATAGGCTCTCAATTAAGACTTGACCATAATGGTAAGGTTGAAAGGGATGATCTTGGATTCCCAAGATACCTCGACCCTAATTATGTGCATGCTACTTTAATAGATGGCCTGAGATATATGATTGATTCCTCTGATATGATTCCCCTTATGGAGAAAATGGTTAATACAAAGCCATGGATTAAACAGATCATAAAATTACTATCTAATGATAATGTATTATTCTCACAGTTCTATCAGGATTTTAGAAAGGATTTTGTACAATATTGGGTACAGAAAAGGACCACTAATCCTGATGGTACATTTAATGTGTCTACAGTAAGGATAAATAAACCTGAAAGTATATCTTACCTGCTTGATCAATGGAGGGATAATTATGAGTCAGGAAATATCCTTGATAAGGATAGTATATACCAGAAAGATGGTAGTATAAGTACTGAGAATGCCAAAGAGGGCTTAGGTATGGTAACAGAACTCATTAATAAGATGTCTAATCTGCCTACCAGTGAAAGACTTGAGCTTATTAATACTGAAGGTGTATGGAATAATATAGTCAAGTTATTGAAAATGATTGGTGTAGACCCTAATCCATCAATTCTCAGAGATGCACTGTTCAATATAAAATCATCAGACACTGTTAAATACACTGATCCTATTATGCTATTACTCCCCCAACTGAATATTATATTCAGTAAAATAAGCAGTGGTGGTGTTAAGGTTGGTAATAGGGCATCTGGTAATGATAAGGCGAAGGACCTCATAAATAGCTTTTCTTCTGTGTATAGTTCAATAGCAACAATGTTGTCAGAGATAGCCAGAGATGCTGTTGAGAGTAGTTCAAGGGAAAATGGCAAATCATATTTCAGCTATATACCACCTAGTTATACTGGTAAGCTCTTTAAACAATTAAAGAATGTCCGTGGAGATGATAAGAGGTTTATGGAGTTTATTGAAGCTGAGTTTGGTAAATATGACTGGTTTAAAAAGGATGGTAAGTGGCTTAATGAATGGGTGAAGTTATTATCCAGCTCACAAGAGGCCAGAGATGTGTTGGATCATAAGGTACTACTTAATCATGATAAAGTGGAGTATAGTGATTGGGATAGCATTGATTATTTTGTAGTATTACTGAATGAGTTTTGGAGTGATCCTAATAAGAAAACAGCATATTATTATATGCCTATATTATCAGATTCCCCTTCTGGTGAATTCATAAGATTCTACAGGTACAGAGATGGCAGTGAAGTTGATGATAATGGGGATTATATGACTTATGATGATATTATCATTAATAAGCTTGTGAACCTTGTAATGCAGGAATATAACAGAATAATGCTCGTAAGGAAAAGGGCTAGTGAATACAGTACAAAAAATCCTGCTATTTCACCTATTGCTAATTATGATACTTCATATGATACTGATGGAAATGTAGCAAGGTTAGGGGGTGCTGAGTTTAAATTCCTACCTAAACTCAATTCCTATACATTTGAGGATGGCGAAAAGTTTATTGATAGGATTACAAGGCTGACTAATACTAGGGGCTCCGGTGATGATCTATTAAAGGATATTAAAACAGCTCTTAGGGATATTGTAGAGGATGATTTTGAGGATGATTACAAGAAATGGCATACCCTTGGCTTATTTGATGAGTTACCTAATAACAAGTACAAATATTTTCCATCCACATTTACTCCATGGTCTGCCAGATCAGGGAAAATGGTTAAGGCACTTCTGGAAGTAAAAGAGGTTCTTGGAAGTTTGTGGAGTGCTGATATGGAGAACCTTCTCAGGCTGCATAATAACATGCTCCCTGTTAACACAAGGGAGTCTGATGCTATTATCAATAATATAAGTGACCTGCTTACCCAAAGTGTAACCAGCTCTGTTATTACTGCACAGCAAAGGGAGTCAATAATAAGTACCCTGCGTGCCAAGGATGGTACTAAAGAGGCACTAAGGGAGTATTATTGGAATAGCAAATATGCTACTTCACAGATTATACAACTCCTTACTACTGATCTTGCTTTTTACAAAGACCTCATAGAATTCCAGAAGAGATTTAAGGAGGTCCACTCCCCTTCATTGAGACTTAATACCAATGCAGAGTACAAAGGAGAACATGTCGGAAAGAAGGTTGAGAGAACTGTATACCTGAAAGATGATGTAGTACAAGCCTCTATTATAAAGGATATTGAAGATATTTTTAATAGTAGGGTTAAATCAGGCCTGATGTCCAGGTCTGATGCTAATGAAATTATTGGGGAGTTTAAAAAGGTAAATGTTGCAGATGCCCAGGCATATAGGAGTCTTGATTCTTATAGGTCACTTATGGTTATGAGTGGTGAATGGAATGATGACATGGAATCAGCCTACAATAACTTTAAGAATAATAAGTTTAGTGTAGATGACTTTAATATTATATGGCAGCCAAGGAAGCCATTTGTATATACCCAGGTTAGTAATATAAGTGGCATTGATGGTACAAGTGATATAAAAACTCCTGTACAGCATAAGAATTCTGAATTTCCATTACTTGCAGCATATGAGCTTATCTCAGGCCCATTAGGAAAATCTGAAAAGCTTAGAGCTATAAGTGATTTTATGAAGGAGGCTGATATTGATGTGGTACAGTTCGAATCAGCAGTTAAGGTTGGCAAGCAGGGTATTATTAATCTTAATAATGTCCATAGTTATGAAGATGTTTTGTCTGCATTAAGAAGTAGTACCAGACCTGATGGGATTGAGAATCCAAATGTTGTACATAGTATAAGTTATGAGGACTTTGGCATACAGGTACAGACACCTGAACATATAATTGATGTTCAGGATACCTTCAAGACACAGATAATGAAACTGATAACAGCTGATATATTAGCTGACTATATCCATGTAGGCAACAGGAATATGCCAAAGGATGAACTGATTAGTTTATACCAATCACTCATTACTGAAAATATAATACGATCCTACGCAGATATAAATGAAGTATTCTCTGATCCGAAGAGCCTTGAAAAGGTACTATTAGAGCAAATAACTGGTAGCACAAGGTATAGTGCTGACATGGAACTGTCCTGTACCATGGATGAAGATGGTAATCCTATTGTGCCATTCTTTGAGCCTGCTTTTTCACAGAAAACACAGGAGTTGCTTACAAGTACTATAAAGGATAGGGTTACAAAGCAAAGGATAAAGGGAGGATCATTAATTCAGGTATCAGCTTATGGAACAGATGATCTACATATAGTATTTGAGGGGGAAGGGAGTAATAAGCATATCAAATATGTGGAGTGCTATATGCCTGCCTATTCAGAGGATTTCTACAGGCCACTTATGAAAGATGGTACATTCGAACTTGACATAAGCAAACTTGATGATAATCTCAGGAAGCTTATTGGATTCAGAATACCAACAGAGGGTGCATACTCAATGGTACCACTACATATAAAGGGATTCCTGCCTCCCCAGAGTGGGGCATCCATCATACTACCTAATGAGTGGATAACTATCTCAGGCTCTGACTTTGATGTGGATAAATTGTATGTTATGTTGCCAGAGTTCAGGTCAGAAAGATCATATGATATTAAAGGGGCATGGGATTCATTCTATAACAACCATCCTGAACTGGTTCAATCCATTGAGCATTCCAAGAGAGTAAACTTTGAGAGGGCACTTAGTGAACTGCTTGACAGGAGACCTGATATTAGTGAAGATGATCTTGACCTTGATGGACTATTTTCTGATTTTGTGAGTAAACATAAAAACTATGAGTGGGTAGATGGTGTGCAAAAGCAGTTTACAAGATGGTTTAATGATAATAAAGCACAATTCTATACAGGTCAGTCCATAAGTAGGGTACAATATGATTACAATAAAACACCGAAGGATAATACCCTTGCACAGAGGAATAATGCTATCATTGATATAATGTATGGAATACTCACAAGCCCTGATGCAGCCCACAGGATTCTTAATCCCGGATCAGCAAGGCATCATAAGAAAGCAGCAAGAATTATGGATATATTATCATCCTCTACCAGAAAGGAGCTGGCTTCAATACTCAGTACTACACAGGACAATATTCTGGATAAGCTGTTATCAATGGATATTGATGAGCTATCAGGTATAGCAGACAGTGTAAAGGTCACCCTTGATCCCCTGTCACCATCAACCCAGCTCTATTTTCATAGACAGAATATGACTGGTGCAAACCTGATTGGTGTATATGCAAATCATGTATCAAATCATGCATTAATGCAGCATACTGATCTTGCCCTTAATGCTGAGGAAGGAGCATTTGTACTTAATGGTAAAGATAAAAGATCATTACATGATCTTGTCAGTAGTGAGGGGGAGTATACATCAAGGAATGTTTCTGGTTATTTAAATTCATCAGTTGACAATGTTAAGGACCCTATATTGGCAAGCCTTAATCAGAATAATGTTACAGCACATCCCTCTGCAATGCTTGCAAGGCTTGGTTATAATCCTGTTGAAATAGGACTGTTAATGAGGCAGCCTATAATCATGGATGTTGTAAAGGCATACTTCAGGAATGATAAGTATAATAGGAATGTAAAGGGTATACTGAATACAGTGATCCGGGAATACAGGAAGAAAGCACAGGTTATGCACCAAATGGATTATAATCACTATAAGAATAATCAGTTTATGGCAAAAACACTGGCTGATGATATTATGATTTATAATGAGATGGGTGGGATTACAAGAAGTAGCCAGACAACAGACTATGACATAGTCAGGTTTTATGAGAGGCAACTTGCTGTTGGATATCTGTTCAGCAGGATACTCAAAGATAGTGATGCACTTAAAGGCATTATACAGGCCACAAAAGCAGATACTACAAATGGAGGTGCAGGCCCGACTATTGCTGATATACAGATATCTGTAAGGGCAGTAGAAGATGTGCATGAACAGTATGCCACACCAGAGTACCCATTGGATAATGCAAATGTTATTAAAAACAATATTACATTTGACAGTATAGATAACCTGAGGGATAATTTACTGGGTACACAACTACCATATATGCAGGCATTCTATACCCTTGGCATAGAACAGGCAGGGAAAATGCTTAGTAATTACTTCCCGCAGATGTCACCATCATTTGAGTATATCATAAGTACATTAAATGATATGACCAGGGCCAGAAAGCTTGATGCCAGAACTATGAATAATATCTATAATGAGCTTATAGCATTTATAATGACAAAGATTCCCTTCTTTGGTACCAGTACTGAGGGTGATAACATTATCAGCTCTTATGATAAGAGATACTATTTTATACATCACTTTCCCAGTGAATTCCAGAAGATTGTAGCTGGCAATGAGGATATTGCTGACCTTGAGTTCATTAGTAGCCTTAAAGTAGTAAAAGCTGGCAGTAAATACCCTGTTGACTCACTTGTGCTCAGTAATGTAGGTAAGCTTAATCCTGCATTAAGGGAAAAATATATGGCAGATTGGGAATACTTATTGTATATGAATAACCCTGTTGCTAATAAACTTGCCCTTGATCTTGCACTGTACAATTTTTACAGGAATGGTCTTGTATTTGGCCCTAATTCATTTGGCCATCTCATGCCCTTATTTGTTAAGTTATCTATACCAGAATACATTAGTACACTAAGGGAAACACTTAACACTCCTGATGATTTATCATACTTTATTGACCAGTATATATATAATCATTTGGATAACAGGAAGTTTGTTCCGGTAGTAGGTATGGGGTCTTCAATAAAATTCCTTGATAACAATGGAAAACCACTGGATGAGGTGGTACTTAGTGTGGGTGAAGATTCTGCTGATGAAGATAGAAATGTAGTCAAGAGGACAGTCAGGGCTAATGATGGTACTGTGAATGTCTATTTTGATTATATAGGGTATAAACATGGCAGGGATGTAGTATATTACAGGTTAACTGATACAGATGGTAATACTGCTACATACTATAGGATACCTAATGTACTTGGTATTAAGGGTATGGGGATTGAATATGATTATAATAAGGATGCTACAGAGATGACATCTGTATTTGAGGATGTTAGAAATACATCTGTAGATTTATCTGATGTAACAGCATTTGAAGATGTGAATGTGGCAGAAGATGATGGATATGATGAAACCTATACAGATTCCTTTACTGAGGCTTCCCTTAGGGAAGCATATAGTGCATTAATGAATGAGGAATTAGTAAACAGGGGGTCAGAAAATGATATTCTGTCTATAGACCCCAATACAGAGTTCAGGGATGGGAATGATCAGATAATATGTGGCAGTGAAATAATTAAAACCTATTAATATGGGAAAATCTTGTGCAATAATACCTAAGGTAAAGAATAAGAATGGTGAATTAGTAGATAGTAAGCTCTTCAAGAGCTTACTAAAATACACTAACAATGACAGAACTGAATCAAACAGGATATATCTTATTACAAAGAGTAATAAGTTTATAAATGAGTGGGTACCCAAACTTACACTGGATGATAATAGTGAACCTACAATAAGTAGTCTCCTAAAGAAGACTAATCTTAGTACTGTAATCCCAGAATCAAAGATAATTGAAAGGCTGAACAGGGATATAGGCTATTATAAGAGGGGGGATACAAGACCTGCACTATATGCAAATACAGATAAGAATTATAATGAGCTCCTACAGAAAGCCATATCATTTAACCAAAACTCAGATATGAGGGATGATTATGTTGCTAATATAGTCAGGATACAGGATAATGAGTCACACAGGGAGTTTATTAATGTAAGGGTTGATAGAAGAAACAGGCTTAACTCTGTTAATGCTGATAAGATGGCATATAATTACCATCTTAATAACAGAATAAGGGAATTACTGTCATCCTGGGGTATTTCTATTGGAGCATTAACTGACCTTGAAAAGAGACTTGGCATTAATGGTGTTACTGATTTTGATGTTGCAAAGACCTCTGTTGATGGCCTTATTGAAATGGTCAGGATTGCATCAGGAATAAGGGGGGAGAAAGCATTGCCAGAGGAATTTGCACACTTTGTTATTGAAGCAATGGGTAATAACCCCCTTATTAACAGGCTGATAAATAATCTGCATAATAGTGGGTTAGTAAGTTCTATTCTTGGTAATGAGTATGATACCTATAATACTCTTTATAATGGAGATCAGGCAAAGATGGCTAAGGAAGCAGCAGGGAAATTACTGGCAGAACACTTTCTTAAAACAGCCCCATATAATAATAAGCCTTACAAAGGACTGCTTAGCAGAGTTATAGAGGCTGTAAGGACATTCCTGAAGAGGCTTAGTATATCTGATCTTGAAAGAGCCAGATTAAGTGCTGACAGGACTTTTGGATCACTTGCATCTGACATCCTGTCAGGCAGTATGAATAGCCAGATTAGTGTTAATAATATAACATCATCAGACAGGTTTTATAATACTTCAGAAAGGATAACAAGGGATAAGGCATTATTGAATGATATTATAGCACAGGAATCAAAGAGGCTTAATATCTATGGCAGAAGAAATCCTAATGGCAAGTTTACTATGGAGCAGAAGCTGATTATTGATAAATTACAGCTTGACCTTGCTGAAAATAATGAGATTGAAGGCATATATAGTTTTAGTGAACATGCCCTTAATCAGCTACAGCAGCTATCAAACAGGATGTCAGTTATTATTAATACTCCTGCCTCTGACATTAATGATAGGGCAGGGATATTAAGAGATGTCAGGAACTATATATACTCATATGGGAGTATTGCTGATGACATCAGGAAAGCTCTTGTTGATGAAGAAAGATATAAAGATAATAGGTATGGACAGAGGGTCAGGGTAGTTCTTGATAACATATCTATAATGATCAATGACCTGAAGGTTACATATAATAGTGCTGCAATGCCATTATTTGAAGAATACATTACTCCTTTTCTTGGTAATGGTATTAAAGTGTTATTTGGTAAGTATAAGGGTAAGGTACTGACTGCAAAGGAATTATTAAAGATAGCTGATCATGATATATCTTTCTTTGACAGATGGTTAGATAGTATGGCTGATTCTTCTGATCCTATATTGAGGATTATGGATCAGGCTACAAAGAAAGCAAAGGAATCAGCCAGACTGAGAACTATTGATGTTATAAAAGAAATACAGGCAGCAACAATTGAACTTGAACAATCAGGTATTAAGAATACTGAATGGATGTTTGAAAAGAATGCAGATGGTAAGGCTACTGGAAGGAACTACATCTCTGAAATTAACTGGTCTTTATATATTGATAACAGGAATAAAATGCTTGATGCTCTGAATAAGAAGTATGGTAAGGACCCTATTGGTGATGATATAGATAGGTATAAGGAGGATAGAAGAAGGTGGTATGATGAAAATACAGAGATTGTTAATGGTGAGAGAAAGCCTAAGCTCTCTGTATATGAGAACAAGGACTTTGCCAGGCTAAATAGTGCACAGAAAAAATATTATAATACAATAATGGGCATCAAGTCACAACTTGATTCATTCCTGCCAGCAAGAGTTACCTCACTATATAATGCTGTCAAGATAAGAAAGGACCTTATTGAAAGGGTTTTATCATCTGATAATATTACATCAGGTTTAAAGCAGGTATGGGAGAGTATAAAAGATGAGTTTATAAGGAGGAGTGATAATAGTGAGTTTGGTGCTGACACTGCCTTAACTGACTTTGAAGATGATATTGTACAGTCACTACCTATATATTATATTAGAATGAAGGAGGGTGAGAGTACAGATGATATATCTCTTGATGTTGCATCTACATTATCAGCTTATGCAGCAATGGCAATTGATTATGATGAGATGAGCAAGGTGATTGATGTACTTGAACTGGGAAGGGATTTGTTAAAAGACAGGAGGATTGCCCAGACCAATGCAGGAAACCCATTAGTTGAGAGGATTAAATCATTTGGTACTACAATAGAAAGGAAACTGACAAAGCCTGCAACTGAATCAAGATTCTTTGAGAGACTTAATGATTATTTTACTATGCAGATATATGGCAGGTATATGGCAGATGAAGGTACATTTGGTAATACAAAGGTAGATAAAGGGAAATTTATTAACTTTATAAACAGGATGACTTCAATCAATAATCTGGCAGTCAATGTGCTTGCTGGTATATCTAATGTTGCTACTGGAAAGGTTATGATGAGGATAGAAGCATTTGCTGGTGAATTCTTTAATGAAAAGAATGTCATTAAGGCTGACAGGATATATGGTAAATACCTTCCATTATATCTTGCCCAGATAGGGAACAGAATAAAGACAGATAAGATTTCATTATGGAATGAGCTCTTTAATGTTATGCAGGATTATGAAACAGATGTGAGGGAAATGAACTTTGACAGGAAGACCTGGTTTACCAGAATGTTTGGTACTAGTGCACTATTCTTTATGAATAATGCAGGTGAGCACTGGATGCAGACCAGAACATCATTAGCCCTTGCAGATGCATATAAGATGAAGTCACCTGATGGCAAAATTGTAAGTCTGTGGGATGCAATGGAAGTAGTACCACTAGACCCTAACAACAAAAGCAGGGGTGCAAGACTACAATTGAAAGAGGGGTATACAAAGGCTGATGGCACTGCTTTTACAAAAGAAGATATAATAAAGTTTAGCAGAAAATCTGCTGCTATTAACCAAAGAATGCATGGTATTTATAACAGGTTAGACAGGTCAGCAGTGCAAAGACTTGCTGTTGGCAGGATGGGGGTTATGTTCAGAAAATGGATAAAACCATCACTGAACAGGAGATTCAAGTCAGCTTCATATAACTTTGATCTTGATTCATGGACTGAGGGATACTACCTGACTACAGGAAAATTCCTGTTTCAGTTAGCAAAAGATATAAGGGAAACACAGTTTAATCTGGCTGCAAGGTGGAAAGAACTTACTCCTACAGAGAAGGCTAATATAAGAAGAGCTATCACAGAAACATCACATTTCCTTGCAGTAGCAGCTATATTGGGGATGATAGAGTGGTCTGATGATGATGACAGACCATGGCTTGTTAGCATGCTTGAATATCAGGCAAGAAGGTTATATACTGAGGTGGGGGCTATGATACCAGGTCAACCAATGCTTACAGAAGGGTTAAAGATACTGGAATCCCCTGCTGCTGGAATTAATACACTGGAAAGGCTACTTGACCTTACTAAGCTATTAAATCCATATAATTATACTGATGAATTAAAGTCAGGCAGATATGAAGGACATAGTACAGCATATAAGGCATTCTTTGAGTCACCTGTAATACCAATGAACAGGACTATTTACAGAGGATTGCATCCTGAAACCGGGATTCCATTTTTTAAACAATAAGATTATGAGGAAGATTGATACAAAATACAGGATATCTACGGTAGGTAGGTATAATGCCGGGGTATATACATGCCCTCATTGTGATTGTGATATATGCAACAGCTTCTACAATCATGTGTGTGGCTTTTCTGAAGCACCAATAGGCATTGTTAAAATTACAGAGTGCCCTAATTGCCATGAGAAATACTATAGTCATGCTTCTGAGGATGATTATGACCTTTTCCTAATGGCAGTAAAGGAAGGAGAAAATCCATACTTTAAGTAAAAAGAAAGAAATAGGGGAGATTAATTTCTCCCCTATAAAAAATTTCCTGTTTAAAGGTCAATACATTTAGTAGCCTGATCTCTCTCCTGTTGTGACACACTATTGAACTTTTCTCTTGTCCACCCTTTCTGGCTCAATAATTCTGCCACATCTGATCCCACTGTATCCCAATTGGTAACATCATTCTTACTAGCCTGCATGGGGGTTATCTCTACACTATCAGCATATCTCCCACTATTTATCATTTGGTAATATGCCATTAAGTGGGGTTGAATCCTTCCCCAATTAGCTACCTTAGTTAATAAATCCTCAAAGAAATTCCTGATCCTATTAAGTAATCCTTTGTTATCTCTTGTCATAACATATTCCCTGAATCCTTCAGCCATGTCTTCTTCAAGCTGTAGATCAGTTTTCTCACCATACAACTCTCTGGCCTCAGATAATAATGACTGTCTTTCACTATCACTAAGAAGTAGATTAAATACAGCATGGAAAGCTTCATGGTAGGCAGTCCCCTTAGCAGCTATATCACTTAGTGTAATAATACCATTACTGAATTGGCCCCATGCAATAGCCCCCTGATTAGCCACCCTTATAAGTCCTTTCTGCATTCTTACCCTTCCATTCTCTGTTAGTTGTGGAAGTACCTTACCCAGCCATTTAAGCTCTTCTTCACTATTCCATGTTGGCCTGTCCTGATCTACCCTTCTTAATACCAATACATCCTCATACTCATCATCTACCATCTCTATTGCCTGTGTTTCCTGTAATGCCTTGTATGCACCTGATGCATCAGATGGATTCTTTTGTTTGGCACTATTATCAGGGGATACATTTACCATAGAATCAGATATAATAGTATTCTTTGATGATTCTTCGGTTAATCTTTGTGGATTATTTGTAATTACTTTCAGTATGTCATTCTTAGCTTTAATATCATTATAGGATGCCTTTGTGTTATTCATAATGGTAACTGTATTACCATTGGGGAATACAGCCATATATGATTTAAGTGCAACAAACGGGTCTTTGCCAGTAATTCCTTTAGATATGGTAGGTACCATTGTCATATATACATCAGTACCATTTATAGTTCCAACAAATGCAACATATCCTTTATGTAATTTCCCATCCCTTATAAAGTAGCCAACCTTGCTATCAGGTAGCTTATATTCAGGTAATACATCATTAATAGGGTCCTGTATTTCAAGTGCACTGTTGAATATTGGCAGTAATGGTATGTTACCTGATGGTGCAGTCTCCACTGAACCAATAAGCGGCACATTCACAGAAGGATTATAGGTTATCATTATACCTTTTTCCTTTGTAATGGCAGTTATGGAAGACCTGTTATATCCAAGCACAAATGGGAGTATAGCTAACCCTACTATCGGGGTATGGTACTGTGACTCAAATAGGTTCTTATATGCACTAAGTTGTAGTGTATAATAGTCTTTTGTACTTATACTTTGATTAGGTGCTTTATTCTCAAAGTAATTTACCTTGCTACCATACTTATTAGTAAACTCATAAAAGCTGTATTTACTTGTCTTAACATCATAAATCCTGAAATTCCCATTACTATCAACTGATAGTATATCTACCTCACCTGCTATCCTTGACCCATCTTCATACTTATTAAAAAGTACTATATTATTAGCCAGGAATCTTTCCCCTCTTGCTTCTATATTTGATCTTATCTCTGTCAGAGTTGTGAGTAAATCTGCAAATGCACCATCAGTCATATTTGCAGGCTTCACTGGTGTATTATTAGATGTAAAGAAGCTTCTTATAGTAGCATCGACAGATGATCCTGAACTTAGTTCCAGCTTATTACCAGTCATAGCTTCCCTCACCTGCTCATATATGGCATTCCTGCTTACAGGATCAGTCCTACCCTTATACTGGGACAGGTCTGTACTATAGTATTTACCTAAATTGGAAAGGTAGTTATTATACTGTGTAGAATTCGCAGATAATGAGAGCAGTTTTACTTTTATATGGTTAAGTGCATTTTTCTGCTTGTCTGATTCTACCCAGTTATCCCCTAATCTGGTATGCACTCTCTCATATTGGTGATAGTTACCATCTTCTTCAAGTATGTAATAGTATCTGCTATCTGTCTTTGTTTTATCTACCCTGCCCTGATTCTCTGCTATTTGTCCAATAATCCTGTTTGAATTCTCAACAGATGATTTTCTGTTTGACAGTTTGTCTTTTATTTCCCCGGCCTGTTCCCCTGTTATATACCTATGTGTTACTCTATCAAGGATTCTGCCATCAGGTAATAATGCCTTGTTATCCCATATAAAAGCACCATTACTGGTATTGGGATAGTTAGAATTAATCCATGCTAAGTCAAGTATAAGCTGTGAATTGCCAGGGGTTACTCTCACACCATTACTGTCAAAGATTGTATTTGATGACAGGTCAACACCATAAGTATTATTATCCACCCTTACAGGAGTACCTTGTATTGCACTGTTCTTACCTCCAACAGGAGTTTGTACTTTCTTGGAATTATCAGGTACTTTAGAAGATGGATTAACAGCCTTATGCAGATTTAACTCATTGTCAAAGTAATCAGTAGTAAACCAGCTACTAAGCACCCTTGCATCTATAATATTAGATGTAAGGATTCCAGATGATATAAGCCTGTTATTATATGCACGTTTATTTATCATATCCAGTGCAACATTAAATGGCAAATCGAATGATAGTAGTACATCCCTGATCTCATTAGAAATAGAAGAAGATGACTTAGGTTGTAGTGTACCTGAAGTATCAACAGTGTTAGTGAATACTACCTTACTAAGTTCCCTTCTTATTCTTTTACCATCTGCTGTGGTATCATAAACCTCATTACCATTTGAATCCCTGTATACTAGTGTAAACCTTATACCACTTCCCTTAGCTGAGTTAAATTTATTAATATGTACATCTCTCATGTATATATCCTTCTTCAGGAGAGATACTGCATCTTCAAAGCTATTATTATCATAAGATTCAGCCATCTTATCTATAGCATCAGATATACTCCTGTATAAGGGTGTAGATTGTACTCCTACATCATCAGTATTAAATTGCTCCCTATTAAAGTGCTTTACTCTTATAGCAGCAGGAGAGTATTTACCTCTTGCATTGGGGATTAATAAGTATATTCTACCTTCCTTTCCTGATATATCTAATGGTTTTAGTACATCAGAATCATTTAATGCACCATTTGTAAGTAGTGTTCCATTCTTTACTATACCAAATATAGGAGTTTTACCATTATCAGATACATTAGGTATTTCTCCTATATTTCTACTCTCTGTACCATAGGGTATCCTGCCGATCATTATCTGTGATACTCTTGTAGTGGGAGTAGCAATAAATCTCCCTGACTTGTTACCAGATAAGGCAAATTCCTTTCTTACCTTATCAAGAAGGCTCTGTAACCCTTCATATCTGCTAACAACATACTGGCTTTCATCCAGACTCCCTACTACCTGTCCATTCCTTTTATCAACCAGAAATACAGTATGGTCATTAAACTCAGGGTCAATCATAAATCCCAGTACATCACCAGGTGCTAATCTTGCTGAATTCACATAGTTAAATGCACCTGCATTGTACAGGTAGTTGTATAAATCTCTAAAATCTACCTGTCTTTTATCAAGTCCCTTAGATTCCCTGTATAAGTCTTCCAGTGTTTGATTTTGTTCAAGCTCATTTAATCTTACAAACTTTCCTATCTGCATACCATAGATATTAAACTCTGGTATGGAAGGTCTGTAAAATGATCCATTACCTGATAATACAATTGTATTATTATTCAATGATTCATTTTCCTCTATAACATCCTCAGGTGAAATATCACCTACAGGATTATACTGCTCTACAGTAGCAGGTGTATTAACAGATGGAATAGTAGAAGTCTCACTATCTCCTGTTACTTGTGATTCTGGGATCCCAGAGGTATTATCTGTCTTATCTATCTGTCCGGTTGGTTCAGAAAATCTATCCTTGAATGCATCACTACTATTCACTTTATCCATTGCTCTTAACAGTGTAAACTCTGCATTCTGGTATTTTACTATATTATCATCATCAGTTAGTGCTTCATCATAGATTATATTCGGGTCCATATACTCAGAGTGTGGATTGGATATATCCTGTAATGTACTGGCATTCTGGTACATCTCATCAAATATCCTCAATGCATCATCTTTTGTTGACCTGCTTGTTGCATCTTCATCCATGGATTCTATAGCATCTCTGACCCTGCCATAATAGGATTCAATATTACTGTACTCAGCTGCTACCTGATTACCTTCTTTTTCAAGTGAGTCTGTTACCTTATCTTTAATTTCATTATCATCAATTGATGATAATGTTTCTCTGAATTGACTAACATCATTAGAAGTTTCTAATCTCTCTTTAATGTCTGAAGACCTCTCTTCCTCCTCTTCTCTTGCTACCTCTTCAGTAGTATCATCTATATCTTTCTGTAGATTTGATGGATTACTAAGATATTCTTCTAATTTAGTATTAAAGGAGTTAATAGCATTATAAAGCCTTCCAACATCATCAATCTTCTTATTAGTTGTTGCTATATCATCTGCTGTAACCCCACTAATAGGATTAGAGATTACATCTTTGAGTGCAGATGATATAGCACTATCAGTGGCTAACAGATGAACAAGGGTTCTGTCATCAAGTCCCCTTACTAACTCCCATAATTGCATAGCTTTATTAAGTTCCGTCTCCTGTCTATCAGCCTCATTATACTCTTCAGTAAGTCCAGGATTATTCATCCCCTCTCTATTCTTGATTGAGGTATACATATTACGCAGCTGATACATACTACCAAGAACATTATTTATCACAGGTTTTATCTCACTGGCAAGCTGTTGTGATCTTGTATCCCAATTATCAATCTGTGACCTGATCCAGGTAAGCTCTTCTAACTGCTCATCTGTAATAGCTTCTCCTACACTTGCATCAATACTTCTCCTAATCTTCTTATACTTATTAATTGATTCTATTATATCATCCCTTGTACTGGTCAATTTGTCTATCATTTCCTGTTTTCCCTCAGGAGTACTGTACATTGGATTACCATTTTCATCAATAAATGGGCCTATTCTTACCTGTTTACCATCATTTCCAACAGTAATTGATGAAGTGTTTTCTACTATGGCTTCAAGGTTTGCATCAGATGTGTCATATGCAGCATTTATCATCGTTGTTAAATCACCAAGCTTACCTGCATTATCAAACATTGCAATATCAGAGATAAGCTGTGAGTGCTCAGCATCCTTAAATTCAAGTTCATCATTTCTTTCTACAGCATTGTTCATATCATTCTGATACTTATTATGCCTTATAAGACCCTGATAGTAATTTATGAACTCAGGAGATTGCACTCTTCCATTCATGTAATCAACTATTTGCTGATCCCTGGCTGTGGCCTCCTTCTGTTCTCTTATCTCACCTCTTATACCCCCCTCAATTACAACAGGTGACTGTATGCCCCCACTACTATTCCTTATACTTCTGAATCTTGGCATCCCAAGAGCACCTGTTAATGAGCCAATAAACCATTCTTCCCATGCAGAATTGTTATTCAGAGTTTCATTTATACCATCTGCAAATGCTTTAATCCAATCAACTGTTTGTTGTTCAGCCTGGTTATTAATCTTAGCTGCATAGAAGTTATTCACATCAGCTTCATATATCTTGCCTGATATTGTACTAGCCATACTTTGGGCAAGCTCCTCAGTACCCTCAGCTAATGGATCAAGGATAGTACTGGCTATCTTTTTACCAGTCCTGCTTGCAGCAATATATTTATCATTTGCCTTCAGTATATTAGTAGCCCTGCGTGATGTCTTGAATCCATTTGCATATAATCTGCCAAACTGTACTATATTAGATGCAAGCAGAATAGGAAGGTTCATTAGCAGGTCCATATTACCCATTTTAAGCCTGTCTTCTTCCACTTTGTCAAGTGCATCATTATAATCATTAGTTGCTTTTCTGAGTGCCTCATCGTAGTACAATGACCCTTTATAAGGGTCTAAGGATGCTACTATTGAATTAAACTGGTCTTCAAGTTTAGCCTTTTGTAACTTCTCCCAATCACCAGTATTATTTATTGCCTCGATTCTGCCTTCATTAACAGATGATATAGTAGCACCAATACCTGATGTTACTATAGCAGGTGCTTTTGATGCCCTTGTTATAGCACCTATTAATTGTGGCAGTCTGGTTGCTTTTACAAGCCCTCCTACTACATTACCACCATAGAATGCACCAACAGTAAATCCAAGATTCTTAATAAACTTATCACCTATGAAGTTACCAGTAAATATATTATCAGTAAATGATGAATTAAGCTCTTTATCAGTATAATAGTTAGGTATTTCCTTTTCTGCCCATTCATTAACAGATTGCATTGCCTTACTAAATGGGTTATCCCATAGTGCAGACCATCTCCCTTCATTAATGGCTGTGCCAGCACCAACTGCCAATCCTACAGTGCCATCCAGAAAGGTTGTACCAGCAAGGATCACACCTTTAGTAAGACCATTCAATACCTGTAAATACCAGGGTTGCATTTCTCCCCTGAAATTGGATAGATTCTCAATATCAGAGTCAAGTATAGCATGTCTGTCATACCTGCTATCATTTACTCCTACAAATCCAACTTCTTCTTTGGGAAGTGCTGAACTATTGATAATCTCCATCCTTGCATTATAATCAATAGGAGCCATGAATGACATATCAATGCCTTCATCCTTTAGCCTGTTAAGCCCCTCAAGTCCTTTTATACCTCCTACTCCCTGTGTAGTAGGGTCTTGTATTTGCTGATTATCCATATGTTAGGGTTTACTGGTAGTATTACCAAGTCTTTGTTTCAAATTATTAAACTTATGATACAATGTTTCCATTAGTCCGGGATGATACCCATCACCATCAGTATAGCCATGTATCATAAGTGTAGCTGATTCAGGCTCACCCCTTTCAAGAGACCTATTTATTGTTTTATGGTACTTATCTAGTGTCTTCCCTGCATCATCAATAATACCTATATCAAGAACTGCTTTATTTACCTTACCTTTGTTATCACGTGAAGTAACTACTATTCCCAAATCAGGGGTATAGTATATGTTACCATCTTTAAGGTACTTATATGCATCATCTTTTTTTATTTTCTTCCCTTTAACACCATCTTCTATCTTATGCAACCCTGACTCTTCACCTGGCAATGCCCTTATATTTTCTTCTATACCCTGTATTATAAGGCTGCTATCAGTTATATTAGGCATATATACTTTTGATCTTACTACACTACTCTTTATTTTCTTCTGTAGCTTATCAATAATCTCAGGAATATTTGTTTTACTGACTCTACCATTCTCAGTATTAAGGTGTATATCCCCATATTCTTTGGAAAGCTTACTGATTAGCCTTTTATATTTATTATCTTTCTTTAAGAGTCCGGGACCAATCATTTGCAAATCCTCATTGTAGTCAATATCTTCATCATCATTGATGTTGTATGTAAATGGTGCATTGTAGAATCCATATATGGGTGCAGAAGGCGGATTTATAGCCATGTTACCATATATTCCTGTATATAATGAATCTTCTGTATTAAGCAGGTCAGGATTTGCCATAAGAGCATTTAAGTCATTAATCTGCTCCTGTAGTTTTGATGTTTCCACTTCAGGATTAACAATATTGGTATCCATAGTCCTGTAAAATGGATTCCCTATATTAGGAGTGGTATTACCACTACCTGCACTACTGGGAATAAAGTCCCTGTTAGCCTGTACATCATACCTTACATCGCCTATAGCATCAAGCAATCCAAGCCTTGCATACCTATATGCCTGATCTAAAGCCTGGTTATTATTCCATGATCTTATATCAGAAGCATCTATTGCATCTTCTACTATCTTCTTAAGTGGTTCAGGGGCATTATCATCATTTAATGCTGCAAGCAATATTTCCTGTGCAGTATACCCCTTCTGTTCCATTGTCTGCCAATATTGCCCTTCCATTGTTTTCTTCCACTGTCTGGGATTATTTCTGATCTCCCTTGCAAGATTATGCGCAGCATTACTAACCTGCTTGCTTATCATAGCTCCTGAGTAGGGCCTGTATGTAAGTTGAGGATTCCTAATGAAATCATCAAGGCTTAGTGTCGATGCATCCACATCAAATATAACTGTATTATCCTGCTCCTTATGTTTCCTTTGGGCATCTATAAGTCCCTTCTTGGAAGCATAAGCCTGCTCTATGGGTATAATCTCACTGGAGTACCTGTTTTTCATATCAAGTAATGACTGCCTGCTTGCAGGTGTTAATCCTTGCTGTGCAAGCATATCTGCCTGTGCCCTAAGATCATCAGCATATCTTTTATACATACTATATGCTTCTGGCTCCCTTTGAGCATCAGCCAGATTATCCCATACATTGGCTTTAGATGCCAGCTCAGAGTACTGTGTCTCTAATTCCTGATGTGCTTGTGTTGCACTTCTTACTGGTTGTAGCATCTCTGCATAAGAGAATGGCTTAAACCTGCTACCTATTGTTATATAATTTGCCATTATTTGCTTCTCCCTATAGTTAAGTATCCTCCCATTCTGGACTGATTATTTCCTCCTTCAGCCTGTGCCTTTATCTTATCTCTCTGATCCTTAGGTAACTTATAAAATGCCTTCTTATAGGTTATTTTACCATTCCTGTTTATGGAATAATAATTGGAATTATCACTATTTACCATATTCTTACTGAACTCTTCCCTCCCAATATCCCCTAAAGAATCAAAGAAATTAGTCAGATTTGCAGTTCTCCCTGCTGAAGACCTCATATCTGCCTGATCCCTCAGTTGTGCCTGTGTGCTTCTTGCCCTTAATCTAAGTTCATTATTCTGTTGATTAGCCATAGCTGCTCTCATAGCAAGCTCAGAATTAAACTGATTGGTTCCCCTGTTGAATGCTTCTACTCTTTCTCTCTGGGCCATATTATATTCTTCTGCCTGCCTTGCCAGATCGCCAAGCCTGTTTTGTGCATTATAATCAGCAGCTAATATACCAGCAGTAGCAGTAGCTCTGTTACCTCCTGACTGGTCAATTATAGCCCTCCTTGTAGCTTCTGCCTGTGCATTAAGCTTATTTGTGTAATAATCCCTGTCAAGGGGTCTGTATGTAAGATAGCTGCCTATAGGATTGTAATCTATAGTACTCAGGTTGTCTACTACACTACCTACAAGGTTAGCATTTGTATAATCAGGTTTATTAGTCCATCCCATCAGGTCAGAGAATACACCAATACCAGCACCAGCAGCAGGGATATACCTCATCCATGATAAATCTGTACCTCCTACAGGTATCCTGCCATCGGGCTCTACAGGAGTATTTTGGTTGGGTGCACCAGTGACTGTATTATTTACCTTAGACCCGGTAGTAATAAAAGTATCATCCTCCTGATCCCTGTAATAAGGATCAATACCTTCAGGACCTCCTCTAGCAAATAAGTGGCCTCCATTAGCATAAGTATTATCCCTTGCAGCTTTTAATTGCTCCTGAGCCTGTTGCAGCTTAGTCATTGAACTCATTAACCCTCTCTTACTAATAGGGTCATTAGGTCTTTCAGAGGATTCCTTACTAAGCTTTTCTGCTATATCAGCAAATGAGTGATTCTTGTATTTGGCAGGAAGATTTACACTTTCCAGTAAGCCCTTATCAGGAGATAGCCTATTACTGAATATGTAATTGTTGAACCTGACCTCACCTTCCTCAACAAGATTAGGAGTACCATCAGGAGCAATGCCAATTGGTACACCATTATTTGGGTTCTCCTCATGAGTACCTCCTTCACCTATAATAGTTACACCATTTGAGAAGTTACCACCATGCTGTCCTATATTATCTATAGAAGTGTACAGATTACCCCCATTATCATATAGGACACCACCATTCCTAAAAGTATTACCCTTAGGATAATACTGTTTATATTGAGCAGTAAACATTTCTGCCTCATCAGGAGACATCATTAATGTATCCCTGTTAATGATAGCATTATCTAGTGCATCCCATCTGGAATGGTTATATCTCGGATTGGTATAATCATGCAAAGTATCATTAATCATCTGTACCTCAGGATATACTATAGCAGAAGTATTATCTCCATTGGTTACATAACTCAACTTATGTGTAGCATTGTAACCAGGATATTCCCAATCACTTATATATGCCCTGTTCCTGTCTTTAAGTCTTTGAACAAAGTTAGCAGAACTCCGCCTGTTTATGTTATCAACAAGTAAGTCAAGTGGCCCACCCTCTTCATGCTTCCATTTCCTTGCATTTCTTGCAAAGTTTGCCTTCTTCACCATAGCAGGAGAATACCTGTCCTTATTTGCCAATACCTGTGAAGCAAACCCCTGTACAGATTTGCCATGTTTCTTGGCTGCTGCTGTGAATGTACCTCTCTTACTTGGCTTAATATGTATGTTACCCCCACTTGCATATAATTTACCACCATAGGCAGCAAAGTTAGCCAGCGCATTAATATCATTTTGCATATCTATATTCTGTGCTTTTGTTTCAAGTCCTGTTAATGCAAGCTCATTAGCCCTATTTATTTGCCTGTTCAATGCCCTTGCTCTTCTCCTTGCTTTTCTGTTACCTGTAATCCATCCTGCAATAGAACTGCCAATACCAGCTAATCCACCAACTATAGCCCCGGCAGGACCACCTATTGATGCTCCGGAACCAGCACCAGTAAGACCTGACCCTAATGTATTAGCAATTCTTTGGCCTGAACTGCCTCCCCTTATATCTGATGCTGATACATTATCAAGGGCCCTGAATGTCCCCCATTGACTCATCAATTCATCATTGTTACTTATACCTGATGCAAAATTAGGAAGATCAGCAATCTGACCCTCAAGTGATGATGTATCAGCAATCTGTGCATTGTTTATACCAGCATTTATAGTAGTGCCGGCAAACCCACTAACACCAGTAAGTGTTTCAGCAAGGTTATCTGAGTTAAAAGCATTAGATAAGGCATCTGATGCTTTCTGCCCCCATGTCCTTGTATCTCCCCCATCAACAAATATATTCAGCCCCCTGCCTGATCTCCTTATAATCTTTTTATTGCCCATTTATCTTATTTTTATACAAACATAAGTAAAAATGTTGATTTGTACAAGTACACATACAGATGATTAATACTAATCAAATCAGCATAGTTATACAATACTATTATTCAAAGTAATTGACTATTATATCATGCAGTATAGTCTTGTTAGTATTCTTATTCTCCATTGACAATTTTATATATGCCCATGTATTTCTTATTCTGTCTCTCTTGTTTGCCTCATCTCTTGGTACTAATGCTCTCCATACTCTGAACTTTTTCTTTAATGAGGAAGGCCTGCCTATAGTATTTACAAGAGATGTAATGCCCCTTTGATACTCATTCCACACAGTAAGTGTGTCGAATGTACTGTTAAGTAAGGAATCACTATCCCATGAATCTGACCTGAACTCAATAGTATCAAATATCTTATCAACAGGTTCATCAGGATTGGCTATGATTATAGTATAGAATGGGCAATATTTATCAAAGAACATATTATAATCCCCCTCATTATGCATCCATAGTTTATATACACCATCATAGGGATGTATGAATACTCCCTTATCTTTTATGTTACTAAAGTATGGACTGCCCTCATAACTATAAAATGAAGTGAATTGGCCAAGGGGTTCTGAGAATGCAAGACATTCATCTTTTGAGATAAAAAACACATCACTATTTACTTTATCATAATAAGTAACAAAGTTATTGAACCTATAAGGACTCCACACATCAGTATTATTTGATCTGCTGTTAATCCATGAGTGAAATCCAAGCCTGTCAGATAAATTATCCAGACCTCCATTAAACAGGAATATACCTTTAGTAATATCATCAATAAAGTATATACCATTTGAAGTCTCACATATAGACCACTTATTAGTACAGCCTAATTTATCAGATATATACTTTTTACCATCCACCTTACCAGAGTTGGCTATTTCAACTGGAATACCCTCAGTTGTAGATAGTTGTGTTCTTGAATTAAACAGGATATTACATATTCCTTTATCCTGGAATGCAATCAGCTCATTGTTAAATCTCCTTATAGCTCTTATTATACCCTTATCCCCATCAAGATCAAGAGTAGATGCAAGTGTTATATTTGTCCATTTATCAATTAATTCACCTGCTGTTTTTGTATTTGTCCATGTAATTATATTCCTGAAATTATCAATATTAATCCTATTAGAATTAATTGTCCTGTAAGTAAAAAAGTTATCCTTTTGGCTATATACATTATTCATCAGGTTAAAATTGGCAGGAGTAACAGCAAGATTATTTGTTTGTCCCCTATTCTTGTCATATCTGCCATCAATATTAACCCTTGTCTCACACATAAATGATATTATATCAGTAACTGAATTCTGATCTTCCATAGTAAATGGGTAAGTCTTCAGATGGTCATACCTTTGATAGTAGGTATCCCCATCAGTCCATAATACAGTTATGCTATCTTTCAGTGCACCATCATCTGTTTTTATTGATACAGACTGACCGCATGGCAGCCATTGGTTATTTTCAAGTGCTTCTTCTGTAGTGCCACCAAACTTATTGACCACAGTGTCATTATATAGCTCACCTAACCACAGGAATCCAAACTCAGGACCATAACCATCTAAACTGCCATTATAGGCATCTAATGGCACATTAATTGAATCTTGCCTTATAGTAACATAATTCCTTTTATCCCAGAAATGATGGTACCCTGACATTGATACACCAGCAGGATTTACTAACTTAATATTACCTTTACTAACATCACCATCATAAAGGGTAGGTAATACATATTGTGCTCCTGTAGTGCTATAATTTAATGCCAGTACTGCATGGGGGGTTGATTTATATTTGATCCTGACAGGATCAGTGCCATATTGCCATTTCAGCTCAGTAGTACCTGACTGTATGCCATAAGCATATTTCCCTATGAATTGTTGATGTGGATCACCTGAGAATTGCTCTTTTACCCATGAACCATTTCTGTATACAACAGCATAAGATACTACTATTGGATACCCATATTTCCTGTTGCCTGTTGGATTTCCTGATTCATCAGGCGAAGTACCAGAGATAGGTTCATCCCATCGTGTTATATTTAAAACTTTATCTACATTACCATAGTAATTAATATCAGGAAGATCAGAATTAAGTGGGGAAGGAATTCTCAGTACCTGTACCTCATTTGAATCAAATATATATGCTCCTGATATCCCAGTACCCCCTGTAGGGTTATCTGCCTTCCAGATATATGATTGGTCAAGGTAATGTGTATTATATGAGTATCTCATATTTGACATCTTCTTCTTATCAAGCATAGAAGTTCTGTACCCATTTATGTCAGGAGATGAAGCATTATTTAATGAACCATTCCTGTGCCATGGATATACAACAAATGCTGTTGCATTCAGACCTGGATTTTTGTTACCAGGGTCACCATCATATACTTCATCAAACCAGAAGGGTGCTGAAATTAATCCTTTCCACCCATTCCTTGATAAGTTAGGTGAATTTACAGGCTCTTCATATATACCCGGTGCAACAAGGACAGAACCCTTGGCATTATATTGCATAGGAGGTGTAGATGTCTGTATATTAATATCAGATGCAAATGATGTTACAGGTACTATACCAACTATTCTCAACTTAGCTTTCGAGAGATCAGAATTCCTGATATTATCATCAAATTCAATATCAGGTGAATGTAGTGTGACAATCGACTGATCTATAAAATAAAACTCTGAGTGATTAGCTACCCATGTATTAATCTCTGATTCTATATTTCTTGCTATCCTGGAAGTTTCAGGTGGATTCACAATACATTGTATTTCTGCATTTCTCCTATTTGCAGATGGAATAGGAAAATCATGTCTGAATTCTGCATATGCTCCACTATTAACAACATCATGAATCTCTACAACCTTCCCAGTCTTCATATAGAATGTATCATTTGTTGTTGCACCTGATCTTGATTCTATAGACTTAACATTAGGGCTTACTCTATCATCCCAGTCACCTGTTGGATCACTGGCAGGACTCCATATATTAAATGCTGCATTAGGTCTTGTAAACCAAGAGGACTGTGCAAATGGTGCATTCCCATATCTATCGCCAACATTATATACAGTTGGACATAATATTCCCTGACATATACAATCTCTCTCAGAAGGTGATGGATATACTACAACAGCTCTTATTTTCTTATATCCAAGTTCATTAAGTCTACTTATTATATTCCTGTCTGACAGTGTGCACATAGCTATAGGAAGACCAATTCTCTCCTGTCTTGAATATGAATTGGTTATATGCTGTGTATTTACAGCATCACATATGTATATTGGCTCAGACCATTTACCTGTTACATGCTGTAATTGTATGCCAAACCTATATGTCTCAAGATATTTAAATGTCCTGAATTGTGTAGAATTAAATTGTAACTGATTATCATACGGATAATAGCCAGTAGGTACTGGGGAGCTAATAGATTTAATATCATTGTCTACAGTAAACCTTACAGATAAAGTTCTGAAATAATCTTTCAGGTACCTGTCAATCATCTTTCTTCTAAGCTCTATGTTACCAAGAAACATTGTATTATCTTTCTGTGAAATAGTACCTGCTACTATCTCTTCACCACCTATGTATAACAGTATGCTGGGATCAACTATTGATCCGGTTGTACCATTATCATTGTATGAAACACTATACACAGAAGTCTGGAAATGGACTGTTGTAGTTCCACTACTATGGATTAATACCTGCCTGAAAGGTGCTGCTGTGAGTATGACAACATATTCACTTGGCCCTATGTTTATATATGATCCATCAGGGAATATAATCCTGTCAAATGTCTCTCCATAAGCTATCCTTGATGGATAACCTGCTGACCCAATATCCAGCAATATTTCTGCTGTGAAGGTATCACCATTGACTTTACTCCTTAACAAGAGATTTACTATATTATAGTCTACACTGTATTGGGGATATGATGCACTGTTATAAATCATAGATGGAGCTATGTCAGCAACTATTTTTACTGTAGGAACAGCATCTATGGATGTCCTATGGATAGAATACACTCTTACATAATCAAATGATGGATCACATTCTTTAACCTGTATAGTAAAGCTGTTACCTACTTTATCTTCAGGAGAGGCACCCCTGTCACCATATGATATGTAATGTAATGGAGAAGTATAGAATATATTACTTTCCTGCCCATACTTCGTAAAATAGGTCAGTGCATACTGTATAGTACCAGGAGAAAATGATCCACCTGCAACAATCTCTTTTGTTACACTTACTTCCTCAGTCAATCTTAAATTCCTTACAAAGTTAAATGAATCATCATTCCATTTCAATAAACCATTAGGGTCAGCTATATTTATAACTCTTGGCTGATTAATACCATCAGTCCAGTATATCTTTTTTACACTCTCATTTTCATAAAATGGAAGTGCTTCAATAGGATGGCTGGCATCAAATTCAAGATTTCCCTTATACAATATCTTACCACTCAGGTTATCACCACTGATACTAAACAAGTATATTGTATCATCACTTGGTATATTAATATCTGCTTCTGAAATGATATGTGATATGTCTCCTACTCTTGTTGTATCAGCATTAATCTCTTTTATATAACTGTTTACACCTGCCGTAAAAACTACAAGATCATCACCTATTAAACACTGGCCAATAGGAATACCATTAAGTGAATTACCAATACCTTCTACATCACATATCTTTGTACCTCTTTCATTAATAAGGCTGAATAATGTACTATCATCTGTAGGCATTATTCTCACATTCTTATTCTCATAGGCATACTCAGGGCTGAATGCTGATATACTCATATCCCTTTGCATACCTTTTATCTTGTATTGTGCTCTCTTTTGCATTACTGATGTACTTTAATAATCTCTTTAGTGCCCTCATTTACAAACCCTGTTCTATGACTATTATTTCTGATTAACAGAGTTCTCCATGAATTATAGAAGGATTCAGCCTCATCAATACTAAGCCTGTGGAACTCATTCTGGCAATCCCCAACAGCCCAGGCATACTCTCTTAATGCATTGTTATATACAGCCATACTGATTTTTCCAAGATCAAACAGTATTGAGTACCACTCTTTCTTTATATATGCATTTAATGCCCTTGTGAAGCTACTATTATCAGGTATTAGTGGATAGCCCTCATCATCAACTGCTATAGCTCTATAGGCCATCTCAATACTACCCTTTTCAATAGAAGTATATATAATATTGCCTTGTATTTTGTATGTTAATGATAATTTATCATGGGTGCACTCACTCATATGGAATGAGTCAGTTGATGCTCTGAAGGTGCTGTTTCCATTCTTGAGCAGTCTAACCTGTATTACATTGCAGAAATCACATGGCAATAATGCCCTGTAATTATCTATCTCCAGGATAGCAGTTTTCTCAATAAATATATTTGGAGCACCAACCAGTCTCATAAAATCTACTGTATAATCAACAGCAGATTCAAACAATAAATCAGACATGAGTGGATGCCTGAATAACTTATCAAGTACGAGTCTTATATTAGTATAAACTTCTGCCATATCATTATCTGTTTATATCAGGAATGCATCAATCTTATCATTCTTTATACTATCTTTAAGCATTCCCTTTAGTTTCTTTCCTGTGTTAAATTTATAAAATGACTTATTTGTATAGTTAGCATAGGCTTTATTATAATATACTTTATATATATCCTTCCCCTCAATCTTCACTAGTACCCTATCATTAAATGCCTGCTTATCCTCATACCATAATTTTACTGTGCTATCCCAGTCAATTGCCATATTAGTGACTGTTTTGCCATTCTTGATCTTTATACTCACAGGATGCTTTCTTATCTCTAATCTGCCCATACTACATGGCAATGACACATCTTTTCCCTCAGATAAGGCAATTGCAAGTAGCTTATTGACTTTCCTAATAATAGAGAAATACTGTGATTCTGTAAGAACATATTCATGGCCAGCAGGTTTATTCTTCCTGTAATATTTATAACCGTCATATACACCATATGAGTTCCTGACCCTGTGATTCTTTGGTCCTGTAAGTTTCCTGACCATCTTTGCAAATTCAGAGAATTCCATCTTATTTACCCTTTATTGCTACCTCTGACAGATCATCAGATGCATTATTATTGCTATCATTAGGTTTATATACAGCCCCGGTTAATTCCTTTACTATGAGGTCAATTAATGGTGGTATTAGTGCCTCCTCAATAGGAAACTGCCTGTCAGCAGGATCACATACAGTAAGCCCATTGGAATCTGGGCATTGCAATTCAGTTGCTTTCAGTGAATCCTGAAATATACCAGTTAGTCTGACTTTTTGAAGATACAGGAATTGTGGATTGCCAGATTTAAAGTATAGATAATTGTCAGGCCCAAGGGAACAGTATATTATATTAGATAAATATTTATTATAGCCTACATATATCATTCTATCCCTACTTATATATGATATAGTGCCTTTATAATAGTCAACAGGGTATACTCTTGGACTCCCTATTTGCATAAGAAATGGTATCTTTAATTTACTCCTCAGGTACATACTACAGCTACAGTCATCACCTTCCATAGATGGTACCTTAATGAGGTCAATGCATATAGTCTGGTAATTTGATTCTGGTATTTGCTTTTTTATATCAGAGTATCTTTGCTTAAGTATAAATGCCCTGTACTTGTCAAGCAGAAACATTACATGGTCTTCAGTAAATCCAGCATCATCAGATGTTAGCTTTAGTTCGTCAAGTACAAGATATATTAATTCTTTATATGTGCTCATATTATCAATTATAATTAAAGTCCTTGTAAATATAGATATAATATCTTTAATTCACAAGGACTTTACAAAGATTGTACTATCTCTGTTATCAGAGTACACCAGTATAGTTAGTATAATACATATTAACTATGTAACAGAAGTGTTAGCTACTTTCTCAGGATAAGGTGTAAGGCATGAGCTGCCATACAGGCAGTATAATGCTTTATGTATAAGAGTATTATCATCATCTGATACAAATCTTTTATATTCCCCCTCCAGGAGCTCATCAACAAACATAACTACTATTAGCTTGTACACATCTGAATATGGCATATATCCGGTATGTGACAGGGTATTAAAATATCTCTCAATAGATGTATTAATATATTCCTCCATTGTTACATATACATTTATATACCTGATTATCTGATCTTATGTCCATAAAGTACTTCTTCCAGTAATCAATGGCTTTCTGGTTATGCCCTGTTAATATACAATACTGTAATGCTTTCAGCCTAAGAATAAAATCAATGAATTTCCTCGGTATAGTACAGGAATGGTCTAACTCCTTTATATAATTGAGTGCACATTTATAGACAGGGTATAGATTAGATACTACCCCAGTAGACACTGAATTATCTTCACCACATGGTGTCATTGAGTCTGGTATACCTTCTGTAATCACATACACAAACAGCAAATCACTGCCCATTGATGGCAGATCAGAAACTCCTACTACATCATAGTAGTGCTTCATGTCATTTCCTGATAAATCCAATGAGTATAATGGATTGGAACTAGGACCAGATTCATTGAATGTATCCTGATTATCTATCACTATCTTACTCAGATATACATTCTCATAATATGACAACTCTTTAACCTGTACATCAATAGAAAGCTGTGTCCCTTCAGGATTTATTTCCAACTTATTAAATTGTACCATATTATTAAGTATAATGGGGGGTTATCCCCCCCCCCATTATCAGGTAGTTTCAAGTGAATTAATACTTAGTCCAGTAGCAGTATTGATAGCACTGATAATGTCATTAGTAAGCTTATTACCAGTAGCATTATCATCACCTACTTTTGGTACTACAAGTGTCAGGTCTTTCTCAGATTTCTGTACATCTTCATTAGGCCCTACGTAGGCATAATGGATGTTAATAACATTATATTCAGTATTAGGATCAACCAGATAATTGGTTCTGATCACATTAGGGAACCCAACTCCTCTATATACATCCCCTCTTTCTCCCATACAGAAATATTCAGGATCAGCTATGTTATGTCCATTTTTAATACTGTTTACTGATGGTAGTTCCTTGGCTACACCCCATGGTCTTTTATCTCCATTTACTACAATGGATAATGGGTATAATTTAAAATCTACTCCAACCTGCGGGAATACACCAAGTATCCACTCTTGAGGAGCCTCTTCTACTACAATTCCAGTATAGGTTCCTGTTAAAGAGGATTCTTTGGTACTTTTCTTGATTTCTGTTAATGTACCTGCTGTATCAGGGCTTGTACCACCTGTTTCAAGGTAGAATTTAAGTAACTTTTCTTCCTGAGAGCTGAAATTAGATACAAGTGACAATGCCAGCTTCTTATAAAGCTCAGATGCAGTCATACCTGATACTGCATGTGCAGTACCATACTTCTGGTATTGATACTCAGGTGAAATTCCAATATAGTTTATAAATTGGATTCTAAGGATATAATCTTGTCCACCAATAGGATCACCATCATTAATATCAGCACTTAATGTTAGTTTATATCTTGATAATTTGTGTGCAAGGTCATCTGCATCTACTGCATTTGCATACATTATATTCTCAATATCAATTAAATCACTTCTGGTCATACCAGCTGCGCCTTTATACATAAAGTATAGATGAGTCTTTGCTGTATCAGATTTAACAGCAATTGATCCTGCATTATCTGTTTCAATAACATTAGGAGTCTTTAATTCATTTGCAACATATAGTTGTCTTACTTGGTTTGTACTAAATACTGCCATTTTAATTTAATATTAAATTATACATTTTATTCTTTTTGGTCCTCTGCACCAGGCAACCTGCTCATAAGGGCATATTTTACTGCTCTTTCAAGTATTATCCTGTGTAATGCAGAATTTAATTTACATTCAGTTATGGTACTAATCCCACCAATAGATAATCCATCGGGCAGCTCAGCAAGTATAATTGGTGATAACCTTGACAAATACCTGACAAGATATTTGCTTATATTATACTCAGACACAATTTCAACTACATTATCTTTTATATCAAGCCTCAATGCCCTTTTCTTACCAGGTCCCCTGAATGGGTTATTACTTACCCTAAAATAATCATCCTGTGATACAGGAACAATTACAGCCTCTTCTTTATTAAGGCATCCTAGTCTGGGATCATCAAATACAGCAGATTCATATGTAATGAACCATAGATTATCAGGCAGGTTAAAGAATACTGAGTTCTTTGATACTCCAAGTATACCAGTTACCTTATCAGAACTAGTGTAAGTCATGATAAGTGAACTAAGGTATCTTCTCATTTCCTCAGTCTTCTCAAATGAATCCCTGAATATATTCTTTCCATTATAGAGCTCTATGATAATAGCTTCCTGTGCCTGTGTAAGGAACACTGATTTATCATACTCATTAATGTCCAGAGATACAATATTATTAGCCTTTCCATACTCTGTTGGTATGGAGTAACTATTTAATAGTACATCGAACTCATTTGAAAATTCCTCTGTTGTCATTATTCAGCTCTTTGACCTAATTGAACAGTGCTGTTTATATCTCCTTCATAAGCTGATTTAGCCAGCTCGACAGCCCTTTGCAATATCTCAGGGTGTATCACTGGGTTCAACTCACATTCACTTACTGACACACTTCCATTTATGCTTGCATTATATTCTGTTAAATCAGTAAGTATAATAGGTACAGGCTTTCTTACATACCTCATTTTATACTCATTAAGTATAGTACCAGTTCTTGTTATGACTTCTGCTATAATAGCAGGTTTATCAGATTGGGATAGCCTCCATCCCTGATTTTTTAGTGGTTCCTTATAAGGCTTTGAAATCAGCCTTGCATACTCATCAAAGCTAATAGGAACTATATTAATAGTCCTATTAAATCTTTGATCAGTAATATTGCCAATTTCATTCAATATGATAAATAAGTCATCAGGCATCCTATAGAGTGTGCTCTTGGGGTTAACCTTATGATAACTATCTAATGTAACCTCTGTAAGGGATGATACATTTATAAGTTCTGCAAAGTCTGCCTGTCTCTTTGCACTATCATCAAATCCTTCACCATACTTATTGCCCTTGGGATTAAAGTAGTTCTTTAGAATCTCATATTGTGCTTTAGTTAGGAACACTGATTTCTCATATTCACTAAGGCCGGGAGCCTTATTGCTCATTATATTATTATATAATATATCAAACTCACTTGAGAATTCAGATGCTGTCATACTATTGCTTTAATTTAGCTTCAATTGTAAACTTTATATCCTGATTCTTGGGAGCACTCAGGAATTTAGCAGCGCTACTTAATGTAGGGTCTTCATTATCACCGCATAATGGTAAATTACCATCTCTAAGATAATAGAATCCTCCTCTATTAGAGATAATACCCTTTTCTGTTGCTTTCCTGATCAAGACCTTTGCAGGCAATAAATCATCAGTTATAACTCTAAGGAACAACTTACTATCAGCACTTATAAGCTCCTGAATTTTACCTTTAAGGAATGGTAGCTTGGATGTAGATGCAGTTGGTTTCCTCTCAATGAGCTCAACAATAACTCTAAGTGTGTCAATATCATCCTCAACTTTACCAAATTCCTTATAACATCTCATAGTATTATCCATCTTACTCTCAGCTTCATCCATGATCTGATCATCTCTAAGGATAACAAATTCATAAGTAGCCTTTGGCTTGTCCTGTAATACCTGTAATGACGGGGCTATATAGTCTTTATTAGCCAGCAAAATCTTATACCTGATGTAGTCAGCAGGGTTATTTAAGTATAGGTAGTTATCTGACTTGGACAACTTGACCTGTGATACCCCCAGTTTACTGGAACTACTCCAAAAATTATCCTCTTTCTTATAAATACTAAGAGCATTATACTCTAAACCCATTGCATCCTCAAGGAATTCTTTCTCACTATCTGTCAACACATTTACATATAATCCTGATGACAGCATTGGAACAGTATATGTTCTTGTGGAACTTTCTGACATGCCACCATACAGTATATGCTTAGGATTTGTAATACCTGCATATGCCTTAGGAACATGCTTTACTATAATCCTTTCATTTCTGAGGCAGTTTATTAATCCATCTGTTTTACCAGATGATTTCTCTACCATACGAGCATTATGAGTAGTACTATTATTACCTTCTGCACTATCATTCTTTACTTCTGTATACATATCCTCATGTAACTCGTCCATATCAATGTCAACTTCTTTTTCCATATTATCTTCCATATTTCTCCCATTTTATTTGTTTAAATGTAAGGAGATTTCTCTCCTTACAATAATATTATCTTAATATAGAGGGTATAAGGGATACAGTTCTCGTAGGATCAAGTATACATACACCCAGTGTAGCCATTCTGTGTATAACAGCAGAATCTTCACTATAAGACATATTCATATTATTCACCTGTCCTGTAAATGGGTTTCTTAATCCCCACTGATACCCCCTGAGCTCATTCTGACCTTTAATCTTACACTTAAAGATATTAGGCTGATCCATAGTACCAATATCCATAATATCATATCTGTAAGAGAATGCAGGACCACCATCAGGATGTTGAATCTTGTTTCTTACAGGGTCGTCATACATTGGAATAACATTTACTTTTACTCTTACCCCATTAGGAGCTTTGTACTCTACAAACTGGAACCCAGCAGATAATGCATTTGAATGCAGGTTGGATTGTGTTTTCTCAACCACTCTAAGTGAGCTGTTATCTAACACAAACTGAGTCCATCCTGATACAGTTTTTAATATTGCCTTATGAAACTGAATAGCTCCTCTTTCACCAGTATTTATGATAAAATACCTATCTTTAAGGTCAAGTTTTGAGGCTGATAGCTCATACAGTAAATCTTCTAATAGCTCTATTGAAAAGTCATTATAGTATACAGCACTAGCTGCTTCCATCTGCTCAAACAATCCCATACCCATTCTGATAGCTTCACCTGACTTACCAAAGTTCAAATATTCACCATTAGAATTTCTGTTACTTGTACTGAAGGCCATTGCATTATTCTTGGCGTCAGAGAATTGCTTTTCAACTTCCCAGTCTACATTATGCATCCATTTTGTTGCAACAGTTTTACTTAACCTGCCATTTTCCAGTTCCTTAACCATAGGTATACCTACTGCTACCTTCTTGTCAAGCATATTACCAGGAACTTTATGTTGAATTCTAATGGTAGTCCATTCATTTCTCATGGATACAGGAGAAGAGAATCTTATATCACCAACCTTTCTGGATAGTGCTTTTTCAACTGGAGCAAAATCTACAGAAAATCTTTCACCTGCAAGCAATCTCTCTGCTGGGCATCCAGTAGTATTGCCACCCATTAACTCAACCTTATAGACAGCATTAGTACCTTCCATTCTTGGATCACCAAGAACCCTGAAGGGGTATACCTGATTCAGATTTCCAACAATTACTTCACCATCTGCAAACCAGTCCTCTGCAAAGACAAGGTAGAAGGGAGATGTCCCCACTCCAACATTATCACTATCAGCAGTGACTACATTACCATTCTCATCTCTTGCTTCTACCAGAGGAATATTTCTTCTGGAAGAACCAATTACATCCCAGTAGTATTCATTATCATCCTCAAACTCTTTAGTTGGGAATCTGCTTAAAAATGTATCAAGTGTCTTACCTCTATGATAAGCCAATAGCTCTACCATCAAGGAAGAAGCTTTCTGAGGGGCTAACTGAAATATTGCACCTAAGTGGTTATCTTTAGTCAACCCTTTCCAGTGTTGAAATCCAATCATCTGGAATTTACCTAGTGTTCCGGCCATAAATTATTCTTTGTTAATTATTTAATATTATTATACATCAAGGTCCCAGCCATTATGTAGGTGTGATTCAGGATCATCTATAGTTCCACTGGCATATTTCAGATTTCCATCAGATGTTCTGGCAGTATTATTAATAGTATGCTCCAATTCTCTAAGACCTTTTTTAACTTGTTTCTTTACTTTATCTTTAACTAATCCATCAATAGATTTGAATCCATTTGTTAGTGTGAACAGAAGACCAACATTCTTCAAAAATTCTATCCTATTTTCCCTTTCATACTTCTGGATGGCAGTATATAACTCACCTGTTTCAGGGTCCTTGAATACCGGCTTACTTATATTATCAAATACCTTCTGCCTTGTGCCCCTGTCAATCTGTATTTCACCAAATGCTTTATCTTCATTAAGTATTGACTTTCTAAGGGATTCAGCCTGTTCTTTCCTCTCCTGTATCTCTCTATTTGTTTCCTCCTCTGCTTCCTTAATAAGACTATTATATTCAGACTGAAAAAACTCTTTATTACTTATAAGTGCCTCTTTTGCATCATCAATATCAGTGCCTGCATTGAGTGACTTCTGCACCTCCCTTGTAGCCCTTTCTTTACTATAGCCCCTATTTATATAGTCCTGATATATAAGCTGTTTTCTAAGTGATTCACCTTTATCAGTTTCATCTGAGATATGGCTGTCCTTAATAGAATCAAGATATGACAGAGTGCTTTCATATTTTCTTATCTCACTAACTTCAATATCAGAATTTAATGCCCTATCTATCCTTTTCTGCCTTTCATCCAGTCTTGCCTGTATCTGTTTTTCAAATACTTCAGCAAAATCCTCAGGAGCATTTATAGCATTAGCCTCCTCATCTTCAAGGTCTGGGAAGATACCTTCTTCTTTCAAAGCCTTGGCAATGGAAGAGTAGAAGTTATTTTTGGGAGAAGTGCCAGTATCTTTAACAGAATTGGTATCTTCCTTTTCCTCAATATCACTATCTTTTCCACTGCCTACGATCTCTGGCTCATCATCAATTACAGTATCTGTATCAGCCTCAGCAGTATCACCTGATCCAATGTCAAGTGAATCATTACTATCTAATGGACTATCCTGTTCATCTAAATCATCAGAAAATAAATCATTAATCTGATCTACTTCCAGTATGCTATCCAAACTTAATGTTTCTCCCATATCTTTCTACTTTTTGTTAAATTAAACAATACGAAGATATGTATAATCTGCCACATCTACAATACAATAAATGGAAGCATAGGTAATGAATAAGTTAAATACTTATACTGATAGTACAAATCAGTTAATGTATAAGTAGCCTATAAGGCATGTATATATAAAAAGATAGGGTAAGAAACTCTTACCCTACCAAAATTATTCATTGAAATAATCCCAGAGCTTAAAGCCACTGGTATAATCATCATCCTTGAACCAGAATATAATAGCAGATTCAATGATTTTCTGCTCAGCATTATCCGAAAACCATGATTTGAATAACTCACAGTAATCATGATATTGAGCATTAATAGCAACATATACATCTGCATGAGTAACAGTCTGTGGGATTATACCTCTGTATCTCTCACATACTTCTTTGGCTTTAGCCATGTCAAATTTCTCTCCGACATACTTTCTGCCATTTTCATAATGATACATATTTGATACAAGGTATCTTGCATAAGAATCATTAAAATGATCTTCAGAAGAACCTTTCTTCTCCTTCATCATCTTCATCATCTCATACATATCATTTTCACTCATATTGTTGGTCATTCTTCTGAATTTCTCATAGAAATCATCCTGATTTCTATCCTCACCGAACATATTCATGAATTCACCAGGATAATTGCTGTTTCTTCTCATGAAGAAATCATCATACATCATCCTTTCATTATCCATTGGATAAAAGTCACCTTCATACCCATGTCTTCTTGAGTTACCTCCGGAATATCCTCCGGAGCTACTGCCACCAGAGCCCTGTCTTCTTCTGTAGGAATCTCTTCTGAACTTCTCATTCATGAACTCTTTGAATTTATTCATAAACTCGTGTTCACCCATTCCCTTATTTTTCAGGTATTCCATTAGCATAAAATCATCCATATTATCTTAATCTTTAGAAGTTAATAATCCTTTGAAATTTTCCAAATCTGACATATTAAATACTAACCTCTTATCTGTAAGTGGAATATTAAGTTTTATTGCTCCACCACCTATCTCAATGTCACCAACAAAAGATGTCTTAAATATAAATGGCTGGGTTGTTCTTATACTTTCCATCATCTCTGATAGTATACCATCAACATCTATGTTACCCTCATTATCAGCTATCATATCAAGAATTCCAGTCAACTTACTAAAGTTCTTATTCAGGGCCCTTGTAATGAAGGGTTTCATAAAACTCACCATTGGTGTAGTCTTTGACATAGTATCAAGCTGTGATATAACATATGTTTTCAGCTTATCAGTTAATTGAATTGCATTTATCATAATTACATATTAGCCTTAATAAATTCCTCATAAGTGATTCCAGGATTCTGTTTGCTGAACTCCCTGAATCTTCTGAACATCTCCATTTCTCTATTAGTATCATCAATTATCTTGCCCTTTAATTTCTTAACAACTTTCAACTGATGCTCTAATAGTTCTTTACCTTCAGCAGTAGATTCTATCCTTGCTTTTACAAGGGTCAGGATTTCGGCATTAACCATCCCCTGAATTTTTGTATATGTATCTACATAATCTTCATCCTGGAATAATCTTTCCTTCTGCTCATTTGTTAATGGCTCAACCTCAGCATCAATCTCATCCCATATGAGCTTTTGTGGAGCCTGTTGTGGTTGTGTGATTTGTGAGGACATCTGTTGTCTGGCCTGCCTTGCAGCTTCCAGATTTTGTTTATACTTCTCAAGAAGTTGAAGTTGTTCATCAACACTATTGCTGATCATGCTACTTCCAAGTAAAGGATCACCTCCTCCTAATATAACCTGATTTACTGGAATCATATAATTTACAAATAAGGATTAGTATTTAAAAAGCGTAAGGAGGATATACTCCTCCTTACATGTCACTTACTCTGCGGGAGTAGTAGGAGTTACACTTCTGGCTGCCAAATATAGGTAATCAGGTAAGCATCTACCTCATCATTATCTCTTTGGGGCACATATCCTATATATTTCCATATAAAATCCTTAATATGTTCTGCCTCATGAACTATACTACTTCCTCTCTTCGAGTTTATAGCTGTAATAGCAGACCCATATCCTTCTGCTGTTATAGCTTTTGGCTCAGGGCCACCATCAAACAAATGTTCTACTTCATCCCACCTGTCATATATAATTATAGTAAGCTTATAATCAAAGATTGGTATTGTTATTCTCTTCTGTGTAATCATAATAATAATTTATCAAGGTCATCTAACAAGTCAGTTTGATCTAAAGATGTCATAATACTTACAGAAATATTAACCTGCTTTACATTGCCACTTTCATATGCAGAGACAGAAGAATTGGCAGTCAGGCTAAAGATGCTGGTGGACCCATCAAAATCAACAGAGCATACCATCTGTGATCCACTTTTAGGATACACACTCCATTCAGGCAGTAGCATTGTGGTCTTACTAAAATCTATATTATAGTTCACCTTGTTATTTAATTCACTGTCATCAGGAAATGTATATGTATAACTACACATATATTGCATTCCTTTAGATAGTCTTCTCTTCTGCCATGCAGAAGCAGTAGGACTAATATTAACAGATGGTTTAGTACCTAGTGTGTACTGCAATGCAGTTTCCATAGATGATTTCATAGCTGATCTTATAGAAGCAGACTTCCAGTCTGCTACTAAATCACTATTAGAAATATCACTAAGATTACCATTAATCCTTTCAATTAATGACACACTACCTGTATTAGGGTTATTCACAAATAGTATTTGGCCATCTTTAAGCTGATTTGGATCACCCTGTACAATAACTTTATTATTTAGATTGTATACTCTTTTCATATTTTATTCTTATATTCTTTGATGTTTTAATAAGATTATCAAGGTCCTTCTTAGCCCAGCTTAATTCTTTAAATCCAGCCGCATGTCTTCCTTTTGGGAGCTTTCCTGATCTTACATAATTATCAAATGTTGCTCTGCTAATATTAAGATATTCACATGCTGAATATTTACTCATTCTTTTCTCTTTGTCTGTAAGATTCCTTAGCATATCCACAAGGAGTACAGTTTCATGCTCAGAGATGTTTGAGTTACCAGCATCAATATCTGATATTAATTTCATCAGATACCTTCTTATCAGATCAATCATTTCTCCTGCCTCCGTATTTTTGATGATAGTACAATGCAAGGAATGCAAATACTCCTGCTATAATCATATAAATCATTAATAAGTTGAAATCACTTGCTGGTATACCAATAGTAACATCTATGAAGTCTATAAGATTCATAGCAACTAAATAATGTATAAACATCCTATGATATTTGCAGAATTTAAATACATAGCTGCTAATATACATTGGAATTGTTGTTATTAATGAGTTACCAACAAGTATATCAAAGATTGTAATATCAACATTATGGTAAGACAGAATCATTGCTATCAGGTACACCAGAGCTGTTATCATCGGGATGTACTTCACCATCAAGATTTTCATCTTGTACATCATCCTGTCCTTCCTGTCCTTCATTTTTCTTATCCTTGTCTTCCTCATCCTTTTTGTCTAGTCCTGCATTTCCTCTAGGGGGTCTTGGTCTTGTCATAATCATAAATTTTTAGTTAAACAATATCAATAGTAACTTTCTCGCCATTCTGAATGGCTTTTTTTATCATATTAGTCAGTAATACCTCATGGGAAGTTGAATTAACAATCAATCCCATATCCTTATAATCTCCTACTAGTATGCACCCTGATGTATCCTTTGGTGTATTACCCCTGTGTATAAGGATACCCTCAAATGATGGCACATTTAAAAGCCTTGGTAATTCCCTTCCAAACCTTGGTGACATGGATACTATTACCTCATAGCACCCATAAGGTATGCATGTTTTGCCAGCTACCTTATACTCACCATTATCAAACTTACCATTTTTATTAATATCCCTGTTTGTGCCTTCCAATGTAGTAGACAGTACTTTACCATTAAGAGAGAGCTCACCCATTGTACAGGTATCACTAAATTGATTCCTCTTTAATATTAGTTTCATCAGAATTCATACCATTTAATATATCCTCAATCTCATTATCAGAAAAGAACTTCCTTTGGGTACATGCTCCATCAAGGCATGAATTATTTAATAACCTCTGCACAATTCCTCTTAGCTTATATACTTCCACTCTATTTCTCTTTACTTGTGCTATGTAGATTTGTAACCTCTTGTTATTATCTTCAACCATATTCTTATAGAAGTTAAGGGAGTCCATCATATTTGCAATCTCATTAGAGTTAACCTCTGCATTATACTTCTTCCTTGCGAAGAACCATGAAGTCCCTGCACTAACTATAGTTGTGATAACACCTACCATGCCTGTAATTAATACACCTGTATCAATCATACTATATCATTTAATAATTTTAATGAACTTTCTCTGTTTAATCTTAGCATATGGATTAGTCTTAATTATCTCTGCTCTTATAACTTTATGTTTCCTCTGAAACCATCTAAGCAAAAAGAACTTCTTAGGAGGCCTAAGGGTTTCTTTCTTATAATCTATTATCAGGAACAATTCATTATAGAACTCAGGCTTAACAGTAATTGAGCCAGGATATTTAAGGTTAATATTAATATTATACCATTTATCCCCTATAATAGTGTCTATATTAATATCAGACCTGCTGAATATAGTATCCCTGAATGCTATTGAATCTACTTTACCCAGATGTTCAGAGATGTAGCCAAGTTGCTCAAGGTTTTTATCCTTTATCTTCAATTCTTTCCTGAGATCATTCATCCTGACTATAATAGAATCCATTGAATATTCAAGCTGATTAATCGTCAGTTGTAACATACCATTATGATTCTCCGATCTACTAGCCTCCATCATAAGAGCTTTTTCATTAGCTACTGCTATGGACAGCTCATCCCTGAGCTTTGAGTTTAATTTGTAAAGGGCATATACTAATGTAATCAGTATTATAAATAATACTATTATACCAACAGATAGATATTTACCAAATATAGACATCATAAGATTATTATAGGATGTAACAAATGTATGAAATTAAAGACAGAAATACAATAGCATAATAAGATTACTAAGTACTACTTAACAAAATAATAAGGCAGGTATTTAGCCTGCCTTATTAACTCAAATAACACTAAAAAAATAGAAATTAGAATCGACGAAAAAAAAATCAAGGATTATATCTTTTATAAACCTGATCTGCTACTATGATAGGAAAATTAGATAACCTTGTAACATACTCCATATTAAGTGGAGAACCTATTCCTGTATCAGACGTAATACCCCTAAATGAACTAATCACATCAAATACAATATATCCTACAACAGTACCCGGAGGAAAGGGGCTATTAGCTTGCTCATAAACAGTAAGTGGATAAACTTTGCCATTCTCCCAAGAAGATATTAATTCCCTGCATTCCCATCCTCCCTGAGTGCTGGGATCATTATAAGTGGGTTGAACAAGTAAATACTGATCTGATGGTTTGCATGCTATACCCTTTAATCCAACATTACCTTCCCATTTAAGCATAGCAGGATTAATATATAACTCAGCTATAGTACCATTTATATAGTTCTGCTTAGGGTAGTCTGATGCATTCATTTTAAATACATTGAACTTACCAAGTTTATCTGAAGTAACTGCACTATCCTGTAGTTTATTTGTTGATACTGACATATTTCTGATCTTATTCTCTGTAACAGCATTATCAGATAGTCTATTATAAAATCTATTCGGATGGATGCCAACACCATCTTCTGCCCTCAGATTATTCAGTATATTTACTTTAAGCTGTCTCCAGTTTACAATTATTCTGCTATCACCATATGCAAGAATAGATAATAATCCCCTCTCTTCTTGTTCAAAGAAAGTACCAACCTGAATAGCAGTACCTGATATATTATTAACTCTGTATAATATTATCTGTTTGGCATCTACCATTACACTACCCGGCACATAACTATACCCAGGTTCATATATAATATCAGGAAAGTACCATTCTTGTATAAACTTAGACCATCCTTTATCTATCAAATCTTGTGACAGAGGTGCTACACCATCATATAAATCTTTACCTGTATTAAGGTTAGCAAGGATTGTATCCAAGTCAACATTATCACTATTATACACAGCTCTTGTAGATGTAACAGGATATACATCATCTGAAACCACTCCTCCAACAAGGTCAGTTTCCTTTAATTTCTTTATTTTACCGGGCATATAATTATTATTAATATTATATACAAATGTATAAAAAATATATGACTTATACAAATATTTATGCTTCAATTGCTGGTATAGCAAATACAAATCTGATAGTAAGTGATACACTAACAGGGCCAGCATTTGTAATAAGTGATATTCTATTTGAAGCTGGTACATAGGTACCTGAGTTATAGAAGTTATTAATCTTAAGCAGCAATCCATATCCATCCATAGGTACCTGGAGTTCAGAGGCTGGAATTGGTGCTAAATACATAGTTCCACCTGTTACAGAATTACATGGAATATCAGCTAACACTGAACCATCAGAGGGATATTGGAAGGTCACTCCATCCCTGAATTTAATAAACAACTCACAATTAAGCCTTTGCTCAACATCTATTCTTACATTACCATCAATTCCATCTTCACTAGTCAGATTATAACTAAAACTTGGACTACCTGTAGAGGAAGACTTAAAACCTATACTTTCAACAATATTATTAGAATGCTTATCAGGTTTAGAAACATCAAGATTAACTACATAATCATTAATTGTATAACCTGTTAATCTGGATGAATCAGCACCTAAAGCAATAAGAGCAGACTTTGTGGCAAAATCATCAGGATTGCCTGAAGCAGAAGCAGCTCCTAGCCTTGAAGAAGCCTCATTATATGTTATAAAATCATTACCTGCCATTACTGCTCTTTATTTTCCAATCTTTCTAATCTATCTTTCAAATCATCTATTATATACTGCTGATCCTGAATGGCCTGCACAAGAACAGGCACAAGCTGCGCATAATCAACAGTAAGGGTCTTATCTTTATCTTGCATTTCATGTACAACTTCAGGGAAATATTCCTGAAGCTGCTGAGCTGACATACCTAGATGTTCTTCATCATCTTCCTGATGAGTAAACTTAAATTTAAAAGTACCCAGATCAAGGACCTTGTCCAATGCATTATTTATAGGACTAGTTACTTTTTTAAGTCTCATATCAGAAACACTGGAAGTTCCTGCACCTTGACTACAAACAACATGCTTACTAAAAACAATTTCACTGGCAGTATTCAATATTCTTTGTATTTCAGCTGAGGTAAGATTACCTTTATCATATACAATATAGGTTGAGTTGACCCCTGATATATTAGGATTAGGTCTCTTAACTTTCAGCTCCTCACTAGTGAGTAATGTAGTGTCCCTTGAAGAATCACCTATTGTTATAGAGTCACCCCCATATATAAATAAATCAGTATTATAGTCATCTACAATTCCCTGCCCTTCAGGCAGGACAAAATCCCACCCAGAGCCTCCACTACCTCCTGAAAAATATACACCTCTGTTATATATCTCCTTACTATCCTTTATAAATACAATACTGGTATCTGGTATATTACCACTGCCCAATTGAGTAAGGAAATTACTCTTCTTCCCAAAAAATATGAACCTCTTATCCATACTGAAATATTATGAAGCAGTAATAACTTCCCAGTCTAAAGCTGTAACAGCAGTATCCAGTTTATTCATGGCCGCATTAATAGTGTCAGTGGCTGCTAGTTTACCACCTGTTACAGCTGTATATCCCGTAAGTTTAATATCAGCACCTGTTAATACAGGATTTGTGTTTATCTTCTTACTATTAACAGTGTAATTCTGCGTTGTAGTCAGATTAGCTATTTGGTCAGTTATACCTTTCTGAAGCTTGCCAATAGCTACATTGGTACTGTCAGTAGCAGAGACTGCTGTATAAGTAGTAGCTGTTGTATAGCCTGTTAATAAAATATCAGCCCCATTTAAGGTAGGACTGGTATTCATAGCCTTACCATTAATCTTATAACCACCAACATTGTAATTAAACCTCTGTAATTTGCCAATAGCAGTAGTAATATTATCAGTAGCCTCTACAGCACTATAAGTTGTTGGAACTGAAAGCCCGGTTAATAATAAATCTGAACCAATAAGAGTAGGATTTGTAGATATTTTCTTCCCATTAATAGTATATCCTTGTATTGCAGATATACTACCCCGCTGATCAGTCACACCTTTCTGAAGTTTACCAAATGCTGTATTTATAGTATCTGTGGCAGCAATAGCACTGTAAGTTGACGCAACTGTATAACCAGTAAGCTTAATTGATGCACCAGTTAAAGTAACATTAGCTGATAGGGGTGATCCATTTATTGTTCTGGACGTAGGAACATACCCAGAGAGGTCTACAGTACCACCCAGAGGGTCCCAATCTACAAGAGTTTGGCCCCCCTCTAGGTGTGAAGCCAACACCACATTAGTACCTGCTGGATAAGGTTTACCCTCAAAAGTAAATGCATTAACAATATTATAAACATCACCTACTGTAGCATCACCTGTACTAGGTAAATCAGAAAAATTATCAACACTACCTGCTACCCTGTATACACTTCCACTTACAGTTGCAATCCTATCATTTACCTCTTTTTGTGTGTAAGTCTCGGTTTTTCTGTAAGTGTTATTCTCTAAAGTAGTAAGGTTAGAGCTGAGTGTATCAACAGAAGATTTTGTTGCAATTGTACCAGTATCTACATACAACCCATAAGTTGCATCTTTAGCTAATCCACCGCCAGGCTTAATATTAGCTATAATAGTCCTTGTTGTACCAGTTCCTGATATAGATATAGACTTATCACCAGCAGTAATTGAAGATAATTTACCTGCTAGTGCTGTTTGAATTGAAGCAAGAGTCGCATCTACAGTTGCTTGATCAGTGAAGGTGACACCATGGGTAATTACTTCTCTGGTGTCTTTTATAAATACAATATCTCTTGCTTCTATACTACTAATCTGATTAGTATAATCAGATTTCTTGTCAAAAATGACAAACATTTTTCCATTCATGTCTTTTTTTTTTGTACAATTTATATTATCTCTTCCCAAGAAAGAGAAGAATCAATCATTTCCTGAACTTCTTTTTTGGTAAGTCCACCACTACCTCCAGTATCAATACTGTCCAGATATTCATCAAGAGCCACTCCCCTATGATCAATATCCATTGTATCTACTAACTTGAAGTCACCATTATTCTTAGGTTTTATTTTAGCAATTAGTTCTACTGCCATAATATTACTTATTAACTCACCACTACAGTGGTATTACCAAGGCCTGGATTATCAGAACACCATATATCATATGGTTCAGTATATCCTGATGTATTAAGAAAATCCAGTGTATCAACTTTACTGAATCCTCCTTCAAATCCTCCTACCTTAAAGACAGGAGTACCATATCTGACAGGTAATGCATAGTATATATACTGATCAGCACCAGCATTCACAGTAAATGTCTTTGCTCTATTACCCTGTAATGATCTTGTCATATTTATGATAAACAGATTATTATAACTAGGTGGTTTAGCTGCTGCATAAAAGTATACACCATTATAGAAAGTAACTGATGATGTTTTTGTAACAACTACACCCCTTTCATCTTCTACTTCAAGCTCAAATGATTTGTTTGATGTAATATTTAATTTATCAAGTGTTTTTGATCTTAGTGCTGAACTAATGAGCTCATTATTGAGAACCTGTGTTAAAGGCTCCTTATTAAGGCTCCAGTTAAATGAAACTGAGTATATAGTTGATCCCATCTCAACTATACTGGTATTATTAGTGAATGACAGTATCTGAATAGGCTCATACAAAAGATCATCTATTTTATCATTCAGGCTATCCAGTTCATCCTTAACAGTAGTATCTTCATAGGTAACATCCTTAGAATCTATTGGTAATGGAAAGGGGGATATACCACTACCCTCACCTTTATCACCTCTTGGTATCACAAAATCAAGTATAGCATTACTACTTGTGCCAACATTCACTACAGAAGCATTAGACCCCGGCTCACCAGTAGTAACTGTGCCTATAGTAATAGTAGCAGGTGTACCTGGCATACCAGGCTCTCCCTGCATCCCTTTAAGGGATTCAAGCCAATCTTCTTCTGTACCAATAAAGCCATGTTCTACAGCAATTTGATATGCACTCTTTCCATCTTTCCCCGGCTTGCCGGGAGTACCTGATCCACCTTCACCAAGTACATTAATCCATCTGCCCTCTTCAAAGAAGTTTAGGGTATACACACCATTACCTTGTGGATATACCCATACAACCTCCTTATTCTCAGGCTCAGTTATTGATATAACTATGACTCTTATTAATCTCATCTCTACAATTCTAATTCATTGAAATCAAGTGCAGATGTGCCATTTACAAATGATATTTGTTTAGCTGCCCCATCTTCTATTAGTTTATGCCATTCTGTATTACTTGCATCCTGAATTTTAGCATATACATCAGGATGTACTGCTATTTCTATAGGAGCAGTATTAGCTGAATATTCAACAAGATAATTGAGTGATTCAAGTGATATGTGTGGTGACCTGCTGAATGAAATATTAGCCTTAACTGACTGTAACCTTACTTCCTCCAATGCAGTACAGAAAGAAAATGTATTGGTATAATCCGTAACATTTGTGCATATTATAGGAGAAATTTCTCTTAGAGAAGTACATCCATTAAATGTAGATGTCAAATTATTAACATATATAACACCATCAGCAGTGTTTGCAAATCTTGCTACTTCAAGATTTCTGCAACCAGAAAATGTAGAAGTTAATACAATAGGCCTCCATGCCCCAACAGTACCAGACTGAGCAGGTAAATTAGTCCTTACAGCAGAACCTGTGTATGCAGAATCCATGTATACATTAATATTCTTACCAAGACCAGCTGCAAGGATAGTGATTATATCATCTTCAGTAAGATCAGTAAGACCATTCAGCTCATAAAATCCGGTGCCTGAATTGTATATAATACCAAACTCAGGTAATAGCTTATCAAAGAAATTGCTGTTCTGTATTAAAGGAACATAACCATTACTCCCATTGACGAGCAGAGTATAGCCTTTCTCATCTGGCTTGATCCATAAGACATTACTCTCAACTGGCATGTTTTCAGATAATATAATATTATTTATTCTCATCTATGAATTCTTATTAAGTGATTGTTTTTTAATAGCTAACTCTTCATCAGACCTCTTCTTCTCATATGAAAGCTTATCCTTATCAAGGGCTATTCTTTCATCAAATTGTCTGGCCTTTTCTGACAAGCTGGCCCTAGCCTCCTCAGATAATCCATCTGGGGTATTGTATGCTGCCTGTAACTGTGCAATAGCTATCTTTGTTTCATTATCCCTTATATTAGCTCTTTCTCTCTGACCTAATTCCTCTTGTTTCTGTCTAGCTGCTTCCTGTGCAATACTTTGCTGTACCTCAAGTTGTTGCTGCTGTTGTTGTTCATTCCTCTGCTGCATCCTTATCTCATTTTCTTCTACAATCCTTTGTTTTTCAGCTAGTGAAATTGAATTAAACAACTTCATTGTAGTAGAGAAATTGATCAGTCCATTCTGTAGTGCTGCTTGTGCAAGCATATCCAGCTTCTGTGATAACTGTTGTGTACCAGTACTATTATCCACTACAAGACCATAATCAGCTTCTGCAAATTCATCCCCATCTATCTCCATTATCTTTGTAGACAAATCAGATAATATATACGGGAATTTTTTACTCCTCCCTTTCAGGGCTATCTTTGCAGTCTCAAGAAAGCACTCCAGTACCCTCTTCTTAAGATCATCATGCTGTATAAATAACCATTCTGTAATATGCGATGATTGAAGAGTAGCCCTTTCAACACCACCAACAGTCTCTCTATTACTAACCTGCCCTTCCCTTTGTCTGGTAATACCTGCTACCTCTGACATCTCCATCTTAATGAACTCAAGCAGATTTATATGCTGCTGGATAGAATTACCAAATTCAGCATCAATAGTACCTGATGAAGCATTATTCATGGACCCCGCCAATATACCAGATGACCTGCCATAGTTACCCTCATTAAAGCTATCATGTACAACAATACCATTAACTTTAGCATAATACATCCATTTATCTATATCCCATCCCTTCGGAACCTTTGCAAGGTCAAGTAAAACAAGCTTACCCCAGTTCCTTGCTATCAATTTATTAAGTCTGTCATGGATTGCATCATACAAATAGTTATATGACTTCATCATATCTACCAGTGAGAATGGCTTATTCTCATTCAAATTGTATATAGTACCTATAATGCCAAAATGGCATCTGGATGGGTTAGACAGCCTGTTATATTGTATTACCCTCGGCCTCATGTTAACATATATATCAGCACCAATCTTCGTACCTTCCCATGCCTCATTTATAAAGAAAGATGTCTCTTCTTCACCAGCATCCTTATTAATTACATAAGATTCTGGATAAAAGCTATATACCTCTTCACCAGTCTCAGGGTCATATGATTTAACCTTCTTTATCTTCCTCTTTGATTTCCAATACATTCTAAGTACCCTTAGATTTCCGGCCAAGTCATAAGGCAGTAGTGAATTTGGTACAGGGCCTGAAAAAAGATTTAATGGGTCAAAGTAAAACCCATCAGTACTCATTTCATCCCCAATCATATTAGTATTAACAAATCCATACCTTTCATCAATATTATCCATTGAATCTACAGCAGACTGTCCTATATGATCAGGAAGACTATCTATATACTTTATATCTTTTTCACTGAGCACATCATAGTATGTATCTATTACTCTGCCTGGACTCCAGTAATCTTCAATTATTATCACATCTGCATCTTCCACCCTGTTAGAATACCCTGACTTAAATACCCTTACCTTTAAGGGATTAAGTCTTTCAATAACAGGCTCACCACCTACTATATCACACTGATACATCTCCTCACCAACAGCCATTGCATCCATAAAACCATCATTAAACAATAATGGTATATTATACTCCTTTATATAATGTTGTAATAATGCATTAGCCCTAATCTCCCTAAGGTCTTGCCATTTATATGAATAATAGTTATTCAGCTCATCAATCTTACTATTATACTCCTCCTCTGATAAAGAAGTATCAGCTACAAGCTTCTGCAAATCCCTAAAAAGACTTTCTTTCTTATTCTCCTCAACTTCAGATACTGCATTAGGATTAGTAACAATAACCCTGAAATCAAACACTCTCTTAGATTCTTCTCCTCTCAGGACATTAAGTTTACTGTTCATTATAGGATAATGCTGTATCTTCTCACTGATATATTTAGCTCGTACATTTTCAGGATTTAATACTACTTCCATATCAGACATATGAATCTTACCAGTCAGCAAGTCATAGTTTATCTTCTTATTTATTACAGACTTCCTTACAGGGCTGTAGTTAAAGAATGTCTTACTGTCTGCCCAGTCCAAGTGCATCTTCCTCCACTTTTTAGTTTTTCTACTAAAAGGAAGCTGCTGTTGTGGCAAATTCATTAATTCTGACATATCAATATATTATATGTTTACAAATATAAATATAAACTTTTATTTACACAATAGAATAAGTTAGTTACTAAGCACGACTTAATATTTCTGATTATCTGTAATACTTTACTCGTACTACCTACTATCATAATTTCTTGTGAAGAAATCATCATTCCCAAGATAAGATGCTTTTGCAGACTGATTCCTCATATTATCAGTATCCTTATATAGGATAATTCTATCCTCTCTAAACAGCATAAGCATACCCATAGAAGAAATTCTGTCAAAGTTTCCTACGGGATTATACTTAATTAACTCCTCAAGTAATGCCCTTGACCTTACTGTATATAGATTAGGAACAGTAGCTTCTCTATCTTCATCCTCTATAGTTTGTATAATAGTCACAGGCTTTAACAGCCAAGCCCTTATAAGATTTCTTGCATATGAGTTTATAGCAGCAGTTGCATTTACTCCCTTACTCTTATTGCCATATAGTGTGCCTTTTATCATATCCTTATCTTTCAGGAAATCAAGTGTATCTGCTAACAAGGATAATGAATTCATCCTTGAAAAGTATGCAAAAAGACCTTTCTTATTATTTTCATAATTCATTACTCCTGAATAGAATAAACACATTCTTCTGGCCAACTCATAAAAATCATCAGCAAACATAGGCCTCCCTGTATATTCAGCTACAATATTATCAGTCCATAGATCAAGTACATGTATTGATCCAAGTGACATAGTATCTGATGAGTCATCATCATATGGGTCACATGATAATATGTACCTGTTATTATACACCTTACCATCCCTATCCTTTTCAGGCATCTTAAATATCTCAATGGTTCCTGCTAACTTATTATCCTTATGTGGAAAATGCCTTATAGGTGGTGTGTCAGTAGGCCTGAACTCAACTTTACCATTATTAATAATAAGTTCACCAGTATATACATCATCAAATTCTCTGGGATTAGAATCAAGTTGTAATAATCTTTCAGTAAGATTGGTTACCGGGAATAAGTTAGAACCAACCTTTATTATTGCTTCAGAAGGTGTTATAGGCATTTCTGCTACAACTCTTGTAAGAGTACTTACTTCAGTAGAGTTATATTTAGTAGTATACCTGTTCATCAGTATCTCAATAAGAGAGGCAACAACATCTGATACACCATCCTTATTGTAATGCCCCTTTCTGTTTACATATGCAGGAAAGAAAAAAGATATATTAGGCTTGCCCTGATTAAGTTTATCATATACATTAGGAAGAGCATATATATTATATCCTTTAGGATTCCATAATAACTCCTGTGCACCTCTGAAATCACTCGCATCATCTCCTGCTGTTCCTACAAGATAAATAAGCCCGGATATATAATTCCCTTCCTCAACACCATATCTTACAATATTATAAATTGATATAACCTTTGGGAATGATCCAAACTCCTCAAACAGCATATATCCTCTCTTACCTCTTAACTTGGATTCATCATCCTTTGATGATACCCCCATGACCATATTCAGATTACCCTTACTGGTACCTGTCTCAACATCTTTATATCCTAGCTGCCATATCATATCCTGATATGAATCCTTTAATCTTCTTCTTGGGAATTGTGTATGTTCAGCTATAAAATCTATCATAGGAACAAACTTATTGAGTGTGCCATCTTTACCAGACAAATACTCTTTCTGGTATGCAGTCAGGACAGTTACACACCTTTTCTTGGAAACCTTATTCTCGCCAAGTATAAGATTATGACTCATAATGGAAGCTAGTGTATAGGATTTTGAACATCCTCTTCTGGCAAGCTCACATGCATGATTACCACCTTTAAAGTCATTATATAAACCACCCCTTCTGGCCTGTTCAAGATAATGAAATCTCCAGTATATACCCTCCCACATCTCAGGAAAGTCTTCAACTCTATCAGCTACCATAGACCCCTCAACTATCCTATTAAGCATTATCGGGCAATAGTTCATATACCAATACATAAACCCTGTTACCCACTCACCATCTGATTCCCTTACATATCCATCCCAGCATCTTCTTATTTCCTCCCTCATCCATTTACTGTATGCACTATTAGGATTTGAGTTAGGCTTCAGTAATGTGAAAGTACCATGCTCCTTATAATGCAGGGCAGTTGGCCTGAAATAATCCATATCCTCAAGTATATGAGGATTAACAATATCAACAATTATCCTACCTTGTTCATCACGTGGTAAATCTCTGGCATACTTTCTGTCTGGTGATATAAGCCTCCTTATAAATTCAACATTATTCACAACATCAAAGAACTGTTCTTTTACCTCCCCAGGCAAATCATTAAACAGTTCATCTGTTATTGGTGTCTGATATTTATTTGTTGGTATTATCATTATAGTCTCCCCTTATAATCTGCTCATATATGTCACTATTGATTAAATCAAACAGTGATTTACATATAATTTTATCTAACTCATCAGGTATAAATACCCCCTTCAGGGACGAAGTATTAATAACCTGATTGATAGATAGTATCCCAAATTTCCTCCCACCTTTTATAAACCATATAGTAACTTTATACTCCTTAACTGCTTTAAATGTTTTATGAGTAACTACTTCATACTGATATGCAATAGAGCCTGAAGTATCTATTCCTAGCTCAGTTCTTCTGGTTTGTATGTGTTTATTAAAACAATTGATTAAATCTTCTGTTCTCATATTATTATATCATCTTCACATATTGTCTTTTCTCCCTGACCCTTCATCTTACCTTGAGATAACATCTCAGATGCTATAGCCCTCTCAGCATTATCTAAATCCTTAACAAGTGCAGGTATCTGCTTAATTGTAGCTGTAATTGAGTTAAGTGTATAGACAGGAGCTCCCTTATCTGTAGTAGCAGTTAAATCTATATCTCTAAGTAATTTCCTTAGTTTATCTACAGCAAATCTGGTATCCTCTAATAACAATGAAGATGAAGTTTTAAATCCCTCATAAAAATCCATAGCCTCTTTTACTACTTTATCAGGGGACCATGATGCATCAAGGCCTTCTCCTTCTATAATTGCCTTAATCCTGTCATCAATATCTACTATATACTGATAATCACTTCTTGGATCACAACAGAAATAAATAAAGCCAAGTTCAAGCAGGGCCTTTTCCTTATTCTTACTTTTATCCCTTTTCCAGATTGCCCTGAATGGCTTTAATAATAAAGCTTCTGGTTCTATTGATATTTTAAACCCTTCATATCTGAATAATTTCATAACAAGATATTTAAATAGGCCCTGAGTAGGGCCTATTAATTAACTAACTATACTAGTGTCAGGTTGTATAATAACAGGGTTATTTTCTTTTTCTTCATATTCATTAATAATGAATGAAATATCTCTGTCTTGCAGTAGGAGGCATGACTCTCCATCTATCTCTACTACATCAAAGTTATACCCCACAACAGGATTATCTGTTACAATGCCATCCTTTAATGTGCCCTCCCTGTGCTTCATAACTGCAAACCTCTTAGGATCAATACACACTATGTCACCTACCTTAATATCCCGTACTGAACTACCTACTGCAAGAACTTTCTGGTATTCCTTAACACCTCTTTGTGTTTTTGTAGGATCAATTATTCTACCTACATACTGTACCTCTGTATACATATCCATTGTAGTTACAATGGAAGTGAACATAGGTGTTATCTTTTTTAAAACTATCATACTTCTCCCTTTTTATTTTTAATTTTATAGCAAAATGCCTTTTTAACTCCCTGATACCTGTCATATGTACAATTCAATTTTCCAAGCTCAGGAATATTAAAATTTGTTCTTAACCCTGAAAAGTCTTCCTCACTCAGATCATCCTTTAATGGTAATGATTGAATGGTCTCTTTTATAAACATCCAATAATGCCTGTAAGCTGATGACACTACCTTAACAGGGATTCCAAGTTCATCTGATACAGATGAGAAAACTTCAGAGTATCTCATTTAAACTCAAATAACAATAATAATTTGAAACTGTCATCAGATTCAACAATATTAGGAATGAACCTGGGATTTATCTTATTATCAATTATCATCTTACTTTTCCTTAACCTACCCATTATCACCTGAAAGTAAGGAAGAGTAATATTATACTCCTCCCTTATCTTTCTCTTTGTATCCTCATCCATAGTAACCTTGTCAAGAATATCATTCTCCTTAATGACCTTACTAAGCTCATATCTGTGCTTAACAAACCCTGCCATCACATCAATCTCTCTTGAGGTAAGCTTATGAAAAGGTGCAAGAAATTCAAACCAGTATCTAAAGAATTTGGAACTTAATGATGTGGGAATTCTTATAACATTATTAACCCTTTTCATCTTTGACATACTATTTCATTTCTTTCTGTTCATCATCAGGAAGTGTCATAAGCTGCTCAATTTCTGTTATGCAACTAGTAACAAATTCCTTACTAAAATGCGAAGCATTCTCTATAACCCTAAACAATAGGTTCAATCTTATGATTGTATTATCCAGGTCTCTGTTCTTCAACTCATCATAACACTGTGCTAATCTTTGCTGCATCTGATGACATACCTCTTCTAACTGATCATATGTCAGTTTTCTGACTGTTGTTTTTGAATCCATCTGTTCAGAATTCAACTTGTTTACTTCTTCCATCTTTATTTATTATTTTTCTTTCTATAAAACTACAATTATACCTCTCCCTATACATAGATTCCCATGTATCAATATCCGTAGATTCTATCTTAGTAGAACCACAACTATCACAATACCCATCACTATCAACATCCCTTATTGACAGGGACAAGCAATTACTGCAATAAAATACAGGATCATCATTATAATAATCACTACCTGGCTTTTCCATTTATTACTATTTATCTATTTATAATACAATAACATAAACTGGCCATTATCTTTAATCAAAGTAATAATTGATCCCTTTTCGGCTGCTGATTCATTGTATACCCTGACTACTTCCTTTACAGTATACCCGGTAATAACAGCTATAGTAGCTGATGAACCCTTCTTAACTTGTTCCTTATTTTCTCCCATCCTAATATGGTCTTATGTCACATAAACTAAATAAATATACATACTTATTTATATTCTGAATAAATGTCTCACATTCAGAAGCAATTCCTTTATAAATAGTTGATGAAGGTATTTTCTCATAAAACATGAGAGTAGCTGACAGGACCTCATGGATAAAATCCATAGCATTCAGGGCCTTGCTTGGTACTCCCTGTATCACATTGGGCTGCATCTTACCAAGAATACCCATATATCCCTCAGCAAGCCCATCCTGATAATCCTGAAGAATTTCAAGGAATTCATCAAGATATACATGTATATTCTTCTTAGGGGCTGCCCAATGAAGATTTTTACACTTTGTTTTCCATCCTTCAAGTCTGCTTATAAAATTGATAAATAGTCCTGAGCCATCATTGTCAGGAACTGAAGCAGATACCTCACATATAGGAGGTAATAAAATATCATCGTATGCCATATATTCCTTATTTATATTGTACTATGGCAAGGACTTGAACCTTGATCCAGAGTGTATAAGACTCCCATTCTAACCATTAAACTACCATAGTATTTACTGCTGTACTACAGCAGTAATCATGAACAAATTTAGTAATGAACAAAGAAACAGAAAAACCAATTCCAGTGAGCCCATCCAGACTTGAACTGGAGTTATCAGATTAGAAATCTGAGGTTCTATCCATTGAACTATAGGCCCAATATCTTACTCCTTAAGATACTTCATGTAAATACCATACCCAATACCTCCTATAGTAGCACCTGCAACAAATGACACTATTGTCAGCAGTGTGGAATATACAGGTAAATACTTAACCAATACAATAGCAATTACTATAATTGCTGCGCATATAGCTATTATAATCCATGCTTTCTTTTTATCCATAATGTATGATTTAATGTTTTTACTGATACAAATATAAGTAAAATTATCCTTATTTCCAAATAACTGCTAAATTATTTCCATATAGGGGGATTGAGATATAACCTGGTGATACCAGCCAGTGAGTCAGCCCACTTTTCAGTATAGAAACTGTAATAATCCCATCTCTTCCCAAACTTCCTTGCAATCTGTAATACTGCAAAATGTAATACTGAAGGTATTGCAATTACTAATAAATATACAGGTCCCAGTATCAGTGATTGCTTGCAATGACCACTCTCATGCTGTAATCCTGTCTGTGTAGTAGATGGGTTCATAAATATATACTTACCCAGTGATAGTGCAGTTGTTATAACAGGGCAGACTATTACATGATTCCCATTATAATCATCAGACCTTGTACATGACCAGCAAAGTACAGCCTCTAATAATAATGCCAGTATATGCTGTGGCAATTGCCATAGATACAGAATACAATTTATAAACTTTTTCATATTGTTAACATTTAATTCTATTTACTTAATAGGCTCCTCTCCTCTCCTTTTTAAAAAAGAGTGGAATTTAAAATACTTGGATTAAACATACTTTTATTGATTTATAATTGAGATATAAGGAGTCCTGGTCCAGATACCACCCTGTCTTAGTAAGCCTTTGACATTCCTTATAGCTTACCTAATCCTACCTATTTCATCAGGGGCGTCTATATATTATTACTTTTAACTCCTGTTATCCCTAGGGCACTTTATCCTCAACCTTTTCTCATCCAAGCTGGTGTGCCACCCTGACTATTTCAATAGGACTTTTTGTGTTAAGATACTATCTTTGTATCCACTCAATTATTAACTATCTTGGAATATAATTAATAATGCACAAATATAAGTAAAATATTTGATATTTCCAAATTATTACTAATCTGCAAAAGCCCACTTAAATCCACCTGCAAACTCTGCTTTATTATTACAGCACTTTATTATATCATTACTTGATATACCAGTATCTTTAGAAGCACTTAATACTGAGGTGAACATCCTTATTATTATGCCAGATTTTGATATTTGAAATACTGATCTTTTCACATTACCTATATTTTATGCAAATATAATAATATTACTATTATTAAAACAGTAATAACTAATTTAGTTATACTCAATATAATTTTTTTTTTATTTTATTTTTTCTACTGTGTATTAAAATGAGGGTAACATACACCACCTAAACCTCCCCCATCACTCAGCCAGTGGGAGGGTATCCCCGGCATTAAAACCAATTAGTAACATTTTAAATTCAGAGTCATGAACAGATTATCATTCTTAGACACAAAGACCATTGAACAGTTAAAGAAAGAATTAGGACAAGACAAATTGCATGTCAGAAGGAATCCAAATAATGGAAACCTGTTCTTTACATGTGGCAATGTAGTAGGAGCTGTGGGTAGGAACACAATACCTAAGAACCCTATGGTAAGCAAGGTAAAAGGGGATAATGGGGAATTCTGGTTACTACATGAACAAAGTACTGGTGAAGCAGAGGTAATTGCTTCATTCTAACCAAAAAAGA